ATGGCATCCATCGTGGAACGACGCAAGAAGACCGGGCCCCCCACCTATCAGGTGAAGTGGCGACAGGACGGCAGCTGGCAGACCGAGAACTTCGGCGGCGACCAGGGCCAGACGCAGGCCGACCAGTTCCGGTCCCTCGTCGAGGCGCACGGCAACCGGTGGCCGTACGGCTGGGTCAAGGGCCATGGCTTCGTCGAGCCCGAGACCCACCCCAGCGACGTCGACCTCGTCACATGGGCGCACCGGTACGCCGACGGTCTGACGGGCATCGACGAGCGCACCCGCCAGGACTACAAGCGCGACATCGACCGGCACTTCGCCGGGCTGCTCACCACCCGGGAGGACGGCACCGAGGAACGCGCGGGCGGCCTGGTGCACACGCCCGCCGGCGGCGGTCCGTCCATCCCTGCGACGGTCTGCAACGTGACCGAGGACGACATCAAGGCGTGGGTCCGCGGACAGGAGCAGGGGATCCCCCACCCGGTGAAGGACGGCGAGTGGCTGCGCAGGAAGGCCAGCCCCAAGTCCATCGCCAACAGACACGGCTTGCTGTTCTGTATCTTCCAGGCCGCCGTGGACGTGGCCAGCCCTCTGCGCGGGGACAACCCCTGTGCGAAGACGTCGCTGCCCCGGACGGACGACGGCATCGAGGAGGAGATGTGCTTCCTCGAGCACGACGAGTACGCCCGGATCGTCGGCTGCATGCGGGAGTTCGACGAGAACGCTGCGGACCTGTGCGACTTCCTCGTCGGTACCGGGCTGCGCTGGGGTGAGGCCTCCGCACTGCAGGCCCGTGACGTGAGCCTGTCCAGGCGGACCATCAACATCCAGCGCGCGTGGAAGCGGCGCGGCGACGCGGCCACGTTCGAGCTCGGTCCGCCCAAGACGCGCAAGGCGCGGCGCACGCTGGCCCTGTCGGAAAGCCAGGCGGAGATGCTGCGCCGGCACCTGCGGGGCAAGCAGCCGGAGGACTTCGTGTTCCGGGGAGGGATGGGTTCGGCGTGGCGGCACTCGAACTTCTACCACCGCAAGTGGCAGCGCGCGGTGGAGGAGGCGATCAAGCGCGGGCTGACGAAGCGGCCGCGACTGCACGACCTGCGGCACACGCATGTGGCGTGGCTGATCGCGTCGAACATTCCGCTGCCGGCGATCCAGGCGCGGCTCGGGCATGAGTCGATCACGACGACGGTCGACCGGTACGGGCATCTGGTGCGGGCGCTGGACGGTGAGATCGCTGCGGCGGTCGAGGCTGCGATGGGGGCGCCGGCGCCGCGTACCCTGCGTCAGGTCCTCTGAGGGAATGCGTCGGGGCCGCGCGGTGTGCGCGGCCCCGGGACTACGGGTACGTCAGACGTACTGCCGTTCGCCTTCCCAGTTCTGGACCCACATCCCAGCACTGGCGATGTGGGCGAGGTAGGAGCGCATCTCACGGAAGCACTGTTCGGTCATGGCCCCTTCCGCGACGAGCCATACGAATTTGCCCTCGCGCTCGGCGGGGAACACCGCCCTGCCGCCTGGGAGGGCAGGCACGAATTCGATATCGAGTTCAGCCACCCCGGGCTGTCCGGTGTTCCCCTTGCAGGACTCCTCCGAGTCGTCCAGTGCCATGGCCTGGCCCCCTTTGAGCACGCACTCATGCCCGCCATCCCTGCAGCACGGCATGGGTGATCCGTTCGTATGGACACGCTTCCCAGGCGAATCACCGACTGTGCCACACGGGTTACAGGGTTACCAGAGTTGTACAACAAGTAACTATAAGTAGTACTACATACCTCTCAGCGGACTATCAGCCCTGACTAGAAGGCCGCTGCCCGTCATTGAGGACGACATCCGCCAGCCGTGCCAGCTGCTCGAGCCCTTCGTCATCCATCTCGTCGATGCGTGCGACGAGGACGCGCGCCTTCTCGGATCGGTTCCAGCGCTCGGCGACGTAGCCCTGGTACTGGGCGGCGACGGCGCGCTGCACCGCGATGAGCGGAAGGCGGAACGCTGCGGCCAGTGCGCGGCACTGCGCTTCGCTGGGCGCCCGGCCGACCTGATTCTTCAGCAGGTTCTCGAGGGTGCCGCGCTTGTAGAGGGGGCCGGCGTCGGGGTCGTGCGGGTCGACGGTCTCGTCGGCTGCTGTCCGGTAGGACAGGCTGAGTTCGGCCATGCGGTCACGCAGGAGGTCCGACAGGTCGGTCCTCTCAGTTCCCTCAGCAGCAGCCTTGTCGGCCGTCATCATTTTCTCCTGGTCACGTAGGCCCGGGGGTGCCCATGTGGCGCGTGTGGCGGCTTTGTCATATGTCCTGATCAAGCGGCCTGCCACCCACGTTACATGGCCATAGTGTCCAAGGTTTCAGGCGCCCCGCGCCACCCCCCTCCGGAAGCTTGGCCAGTTCCTTAACAATCGGGCGCCCAAGAATTCTGGACACCGCGCCCAATCTCGTGTCACTCTGGGGCTGCCCAACTTTTCTGGACGCACCGCCCAAGGGGTATGCACGTGACGCGAGAACCCAGATACCGCCTGCTCAAGCCGCACACCCTGCGGGACCTGATGAGCCGCACGGGTGACGGATCTGAGATCAGCGGCCGCGCGCTGGCCGACCAGGTCGGCGTCCCCCACGGCACCATCGACGGTCTGCTCAACGGCACAACCAAGACACAACCGGCCCCCGTCGCTCGCCGCATATGCCGAGTGATCGGCATCGACGTCGGGTGCCTGTGGGCCGAGACCGGCCGCAAGGTGCCCGACGAGAAGGCCGACGAGAAGGCCGAGCACACGGTATGACCCGCCGCCTCCAGTACCCGCAGGCCGCCGAGGAACTCGGCGTCGAGGAGTCCTGGCTGCGCCGGCACATCAAGCAGCTGCCGCACAAGAAGGTCGGCCGGGTCGTGTACTTCACGGACTCCGACCTCGAGCGCATCGACGCACTGCACCACCAGGAGCCGACGACCGGGCCACTGGCAGCAGCCACGGACCCGAAGACCGCGGGCTCGCACCCGCTCTCCAACCTGCGTCCGCTGCCGCGCCGCGGCAGGGCGCTCACGAACGCTTCCTGACCTCGGACAAGCGGGGCCGCCCGGACCCTGCCCGGTCCGCACGACCCCGCCCGAAACGTCACCTCACCACTCCGAAATGAGGTTCGCGTGACCCACGCTACCCAGCCCATAGCGCCCGCGACCAGCGAGCACGAGCCGCAGGGTCCCTCTCTCCAGCAGGCGCACGCGCTGGCCGGCCGGATCATCGACCAGCTGACCACCCCGCCCCGCGACATAGACCTCAAGCGCGAGTTCCACGGCGAGTACAGCGTGCAGGTCTTCTGGAGCCACGACGTCTCTGGCGTCGCCGCCCTCGCAGCCTGGGCCGACACCACCTGGACGCTCACCCCCAGCAAGACCAGCATCGGCGTCTACGCCGAGACCCGGCCCCGCATCGACGGCATCGACGTGTGGGCCTGGACCCTGCTGTCCCGGCCCGAGGCCAACGAAGCACAGCAGCTCCTCACCCCGCCCGCGGCCGAGACCAAGGCCGAGGCGGAAGCCGTGCAGCCGGTGGCCCTCGCTCAGGCGCCCGTCCTCACCACCGACACCCTCGCGCTGCCGACCGTGACCGCCGGCCCCACCGACAAGACCACGCTGCGGTGCGAGCGGTGCAGCGACACCGACGAGCAGGTGCACGGCACCGGACGCTCCTGGGTCCCGACCCCGCGAGCCGCCGCCCTGTGCAGCGGCTGCGCCACCCCCGACGAACTCGCCGCCATCACCTACGTCCCGACCGCGGAGCAGCCGGGCGGCGACCGGTGAGCCGCGAGCTGCAGCGCAGTCTGCACGCGAGCATCGAGACCGCCGTGGTCTTCGACGATCTGCCCCTGGACCACCGGCACATCGAGGCCCTGGCCGTCCAGCTCACCCCCCAGGTGAAGGCGCTGATCGCCCAGGCCGTGGCCGCCGCCGAGGACAACGCGCCCGTCCGCTACGGCCTCGCCGCCGCGGAGCTGGACGAGCGGGTCGAGGTCGCCCTCGACTCCCCGGCCGCCGTCCTGGCCGCCCAACTGCGGGGCCACCAGCCGGACGTCGTCGCCACCGACGTGCCCAGCCCCACCTATCTGGGGCTGACCGTACGGCCGCAGTCCCTGAACTCATGGCAGTGGTGGCTCGGCGTCCTCTCCATCGACCCGAAGGCCGTGACGGTCCAGGGCACCGCCGCCTACGCGGTCGGCACGAAGGACGGCTGCGTCGTCCACGTGTGCGGCGACGGCGTGCCCGAGCTCCTCACCGACACGGCGGCGGCCCGGCTCATGGGCCTGCTCGCCGAGGCCGACAGGTGAGCACCGTCGCGACGGCCGCGGACTGGGCATGGTGCGGCGGGATCGGCGTCGGCGCCTGGACCGTGATCGCGGTCCTGGTCAAGGTCGCCGTCGACACCCCCGCCCCCGCCCGGCCCGCCCCGCCGGCCACGGTCCAGCCTCCGGCTCCGTCCGAGCCGTTCCCGGTGACGCCGCCGTGCCCGACCAGCCGGCCGTCGACCGCCCGGCACGCGGCCGGACCGGCCGTCGCCGACACCGTCGCCCTCACCCGCGTGCCGTCCTACCGCCCTCGCCACAGCAAGGGACCCGCCGCAGGGAAGATCCCGACGCCCTCCGGCGGTGGGCGATGACCACCCGTACCGACACCATCGCGGCCGTCCTGCGCCGCCCACGTCTGCAGCGCCCGGTCCTCGCGCACGAGCTGCGGGAGCACCTGGTGCAGGGGGTCGGCCCGGCCGGCACGGACAAGGAGTGGACGGCGACGGTGCCGCAGATCGCGGAGGCCATCGACGCCGCTCTCCGCGAGGCGGAGCGGCGCGAGGAGAAGGACACCCGCCGGGGCCGCCAGCCCCGGTCGGGCGGGTCCACTGCTCGCGCCGAGATCCTCGCCGTCCTGCAGGGCGCCGGCTACAACACGGCGGCCGCCGCCGACCTGGTAGCCCGGGCGCTGCGCGAGCCGCACGCCGACCCGGCGGACCTGGCGGACCTCGAGTTCCGGGAAACCCTCGCGGGCGGCCACGCCCTGGTCATCGAGAACGGGGACTGCGAACTCATCGGGTCCTGCCAGTGCGGCCGCCGCCTCGGCACCCTCCTCCCCGACAGGCCGGTCGAACACCTGGCCGGGCTGTGGGAGCGCCACACCACCACGGAGGTACCGACTCGATGAGTCCCGACACCGACCGCGTCCTCGGACAGATGGAGCGCGGCGAGATGTGGTGCGGCCCCGACGCCGCCCGCGCGATCGCCGCCCGCCACGAGGAGGCCTACGGCCACGCCTGGTCCCGTCCCGCCACCACCGCGGACGAGGCGTGGGCCGAAGCCCTCACCGCGCTGCCCACCGGCACCACCCACACCCTTCCGGAGGACCACCGTGCGACGCACTGACCCGCGCCTGCAGATCATCACCGAGACGATCCAGGGCCTCATCCCCGGCGCCACGCCGGCGTTCCTCTCCGTCGACGTCGCCGAGACGCTGCCCGGCAAGACCGGGGCCCGCCACCTCTGGACCGGCACCCCGGCCGGGCTTGCCGAGCCGGTGTTCACCGCCCTGTTCGGCCGCCCCCAGACCGGCGAGCAGCAGAGCCCGCTCGCCCAGGCCGAGGACGCCAAGCGGCGCCGCGACATCGTCGGTGAAGTCGGCACCCTCATGGACGCCGGCGCCGACCTCGAGTCCGCGCCCTGGTATCCGGCCCGTCCCGGAGACATGGTGCACCTCCACTACGAGGCCACTCCGACTCTGGCCGCGTTCGGTGAGACGTACGTCATCGGCAGCGCTGGCGACGGTCTGCTGACCATGCAGCTCGTCGGCCACACCGGTCCCGAAGAGGACCTGTACGTGAAGGGCATGGTCGGCTGCTTCGCCGCCGAGGCCATCGACTGCCCGCTGCACGATTTGTGGTTCGAGGCCGGTCCGCATCGGCTGACGATCATCCGTGACGGCCGGGTCGTGCACGACGGCACCGCCCGCAGCAGCAGGAGCGTGGCGGCCGCGGGCCCGACGGCCGGCGCCATGGCGCTGGCTGCGGCTATGCGCGACGCCGAGGACTACCTCAAGCGCGGTGAGCCGGAACTCGCCCTCGCACGGCTGCAGTCGGCCACGCCTCTGCCGCCGTGCGGGACGCCCGGTCCGATGCCGGAGCACGCCGACTGCGCGCGGCCGCGCGGACACCGCGGCGCCTGCAGCGACAATGCGGCGTACGTCGAGCCGCCGCACGAGTGCCCGGCCCTGCCCGAGCAGCTGCACGCCGTGGTGACCGTGGACGCGAAAGCCACCGCCGTCCACCTCGCCGGCCTGTACGCGGACCGGGACCACGCGGTCGACCACGCCTCCGGGTACGCCGCCTACCGCGAGGACCACAGCGACCGGTACGTGAAGCCCGCGCCCGGCCTGCCCGGCGAGGCCATGCTCGAGCTGCCCCGGGAGAGCGAGCTGCAGGCGGTCGGCGTGCAACTGGCGGTCGTCGTGCCTCTGCCGGTGCTGCCGGACCCGCGCGCCGAGGACGAGTACGCCGCCGAGGGCATGGACTACGCCGACGCCTACGACGACGACTACCGGGATCTGGACGAGTGAGCAGCCGTCCTCGTCGTTCGACCGAGTGCACGGCCGTGGCAGGACCTCACGCCCTGACGTACGCGCGGCTGTACCCGTCCGGCTGGTGGTGTGCGCGCCACACCCCAGCCGCACAGGCCGGGAAGCCCGAGGCCCCCCCGGGCTGGCCCGCCCACCGCCAGCCCCCACATGGCACCGACCCTGAGGCCGCCGACCCCACCGGCACCGAGCACGAACAGGAACCGTCATGAGCATCCCGACCCCGGCCGACCTCGCCCGGCGCCCCGGACCCAAGCCCGGCCCGACCCCGGCCCGCACCGCGCCGGCACCGTCCGTGCCCCACGCCAAGACCGCCCCGCAGCAGACGTCCGAGACCCGCCCCCGGGCCGCGGACGCCATCGCTCCCGGCCGCCTGAAGAGCAGCGAGCACTTCCGTAAGCACTACCTGTTCGGGCTCCGCTTCAGCACCATGCCCGCGCACGCCCGGCTCGTCGGCCACGACCTGCTGTGGCGCGCCAACCACGCCACCGGCCGCATCCCCCCGAAGCTGCAGCCCAGCGTCGAGGCCATCTCGCTGGCGACCGGCCTGACCACCATGCAGGTCGGCGTCGCCCTGCAGATCCTGCGCACCCGCGGCTGGCTGTACGACCGCCTCGTCACGCACGGCCCGCGCACCGGCAGCACCGCCTTCGAGCTGACGATCCCGGCCTTTGCCCTCGAGCGGGTCCGCGTGCACCTGAAGCGCAAGCCGTCCGACCTCGGCGGCTGACCGCCGATCAGCTGCCGGGCGGGCGCTGACCACGCCGTGCCCGCCCGGCGTCCACCCCTCTACCTGAGAGACCTCGCATGGACATCAAGCGCACCGAGCCCAGCCGCCTCTTCTTCGTTACGGGAGGAGGTGCCGGCATCGCCCCCGAGTTCCCGTGCGGCCACGGCCGCGCCTCCCTGTCCTTCCACCTGTTCAGCCAGGACGGCGGCACCACCGAGGACATCGCCCTGGTCATCCCCACCTGCGCGACCGCCCAACTCGTCGGCGCAGCGCTCGCCTTCATCCAGCACAGCATCGGTGAGGAGGCCGCCGCTCAGTTCCTCGAGGAGATGCACGCGGCCCGCGACAAGGCGACCCGCCAGCTGGACGCCTACCAGGCCGACCCCGAGGCCGCCCGGGCTGCCTGCTGCGAGGCCGGCGTCCGCACCCAGGGCCTCGAGCACACCTGCAGCCCCGACACCTCCGCCTGACCCACCCCCACCTGAAGGAACCTCTGATGTCCGCCGTCGCGCTCGCAGCCTCCCCGGCTGCACCGCACACCCAGCCGCAGACCGCGGCCACGGGTGCGCACCCGCGCGGCGGCGGACTCACCATCCAAGCCCCCCTGCGCCTGGTCGTAGGCGCTCAGTACCCCGATGCGGCCCTGAGCGTCTACGTCAAGATCGCAGCCCTGGCCCTCCGCCCCGAGGGATGCACCGCCCGCGTCGCCACCCTCGCCGAGTACCTCGGGCTGTCCAAGTCCGCGGTCGAGCGCGGACTCACATCACTGCGCGGCGACGACCCGGTCGACGGCATCACCGAGGTGCCGACCGTACGGCGCACCCTGCCCGGCGGCCGCGGCACCTCCGCCCACCGGATCACCCGCCCCCTCGCCGACGGCGAACTGTGGGTCCGCATCCCGGTCCGGGCAGCCGAGGCCCTCACGCCCCGGCTGCTGCGCCTGTACGCGCTCCTCGCCTACGCCACCGCCCGCCGTATCCCGGTGACCGCGGCCGAGCTGGGCGAGATGCTCCACCACCACACCGGGCAGAAGGCCGGCGAGTGCCTCGGGGAGCGGCAGGCCCGGCGCCTGGTCGACGAGCTCGAGACCACCGGCTGGCTGACCGTCCACCGCCGCGAAGGCCAGCAGGGCCGCCACGACTACGAGACCCACCGCCACCCGCTCCGCTCCGTCCCGGCCCCGGTCGACGCCCCGGTGCCGGCGGACGCCGAGACCCTCGAGGACCAGGCCCCCCTGCAGCTGGCCCTGTGGGGGGACGAGGCTCCGGTCATTCATGACGGATCGGGTCCGGGCGATCTTGACGGATCCCTCGCGTCTAAGGAAGACCACGGGACTGACCGACCGGAGAAGACGGAGCTGAGTGGGGGTATCCGCCGTAGGCGAGGTGACCGTAAGTGGGCCGCGCGTCCTGTGGATAACTCCCCGCAGGACACGTTCGGCCGAGACAGTCTCGGGCTGCGCCCGGATGACGAGACCACTGGCTCGCGCCCGGCCGCTGGCCGCCCCGCCTACACCGGCCCCGCCCTGCAACTGTCCCCCCGAATCTGGCGCGTCCTCGAGCCCGTCCACCACGAACTGGCGGCGATCAGCCCGTACATGCTGCGCCGGATCGCCCGCGAGCTCGGCACCCAGCTCGACAACCCGGGCGGCAACGAGGAGCGCCTGACCGATCGGATCACCCGCCGCTACGCCAGCACCGAGACGATCCGCGACATCGGCCGCTGGCTCCTGGGCGCGGCTCTCGTCCGGCACGGCTGCGGCAACCCGGACTGCGAGACCGGGGTCATCTGGCCGACCGGCGCCGACTGCGAGACGTGCGCGCTGAACCGGCAGGTGGACCGCGCCCGGGCCCGGGCCGAGCAGGAGCTCGCCGTCCGGGAGCAGCAGCCGCAGGAGCAGCGCGAGCAGCGCCAGGCCCAGGACCTCGAGCGCCGGGCGCACCCGGCTACCGGCCAGGCCCGGGAGAAGCAACTGCTCGAGCTGGGCGGCGCGCCGCTTCCCCGCCCCACTGCAGTCCGGCCGTCCGGTGAGCTCCCGCCGGTGCGGCCGCTGCCGCCGAAGAAGACGTACCGCCAGCGGGATGCCGCGTCGGACGAGGAGATCCTCGCCGCCGTCGCCGAGCACGGGCCCGCCGGCGCGCTCCACATCTACGGCCATCTCAGGGTGCTGCCGCTCCTGAACGGCTCCCTTCCCGACCAGACCGGTAGCGACCGGAGGACCCATGCCCAGTGACCACGACGTCGTCCTGTGCGACGCCTGCTTCGAGCGGATCCGGTGGGCGATCACCGTGAACGGCCGCCGCCAGGCCGTCAACGCCGACCCCGACGAGACCGGCAACCTGGCCGTCCACCGGGACGGCACCGGCACGCTCAAGGTGCGCGTGCTGACGAAGGAGCGGCCGACGCTCGAGCACGCCGAGTGGCAGGCCATGCCCCACGCCGCCAACGGCTGCCGAGGCTTGCGGCCCCGGGCCTCGAGCAGGCCCGGCCGCCGCGCCGCCGTACGGCCAGGCAACTGGCGGTGGGTCCGATGACGCAGCGGTACATCCCTCGCGAGGACGTCGCCGAACTGCTGCGCGCCGGTGCCACCTACCGGCAGGTGCGCGAGGCGCTGGGCGTGGGCTCCGGCCTCATCGCCGCCACCCGCCGCGCCTACGACATCCCTGTCCCGAAGAGCAACACCGGCGGCCGTCTCACCCCCGAGGAGCGTCCGGTCATCGTGGCCCGGGTCGAGGCGATGCTGCTGTCCGGCGCGACCTACGAACAGGTCAACCAGGTGGTCGGGATCAGCAACCCGACGGTGATGCGGATACGGGAGGAACTCGGCATCCCGCCGGCCTCCCACGTGCCCCCGGCCCTCACGGTCGACGAGGCCCTCGAGCGGCACCTGCGCCCGGCAGAGGACGGGCACGCACGGTGGGGCGGCCCGATGGCCGGACGCATGCCGATGCTGTGCGCCGAAGGCCGCCAGATGAACGCCCGCCACGTCGTGTTCGAGCAGCACCACAGCCGGCCGCCGACCGGGCGTGTCTTCAGCAACTGCGGCGAGACCACGTGCATGACCGGCGCTCACCTCACCGACGCGGTGATCCGCGGCACCGTCCCCGCCGGGAGCAGCTCATGACCCGTCAGCCCGATACCGACGACGTCGAATGCGCGCTGTGCCACAAGCCCGTGCGGTCGGCCGTCGCCCGCGCCCGGCGGATCGGCTCCCGCTGCTGGCGCAAGCTCAGCCCCGCCCAGCGTGCCGCGATCCGCCGGGCCCCGGGCGCCATCCGCACGGTCCTCGTCCAGCCCGTGCCCGACGCCGAAGGCCAGCTGCCCCTCGGGGAATGGGAGGCCACGCAGCCGTGCCCATCGCCGCCCTGGTCCGCCTCCTCAACGAGATCGACACCCAGGGCGGCCCCGAAGCCGCCCGCCACAACCGCCTCCACCTCACCGACGAAGGAGCACCTGCCGTGACCACCGCACCCGCACTCCGCCCGATGCCCCCGACCGCCGACGTACACCTCAAGCCCGCTACCCAGGACCCCGAAACGCTGCCCGTCGGCAAGCTCCTCGCCTGGGGTGACCAGCACACCGACCCGGACGTTCAGGACCAGGCCGCCCGCGCCCGTATCGCATTGCACGGCCTGCGCCAGCGGTACGCCGCCGACCAGGAACTCACCGCCATCACCACCGAAGCGGAGCAGCTGGAGCAGCGGCTCGCCGCGCTCCGGGTGCGCGAGGCCGAGCTGACGCCGGCGAAGGCGGGCAAGCGGAAGCAGCACAGCTACGTGGCGGCCGAGGTTCGCGCCTGGGCGAAGGCCAACGGCCATGACTGCCCGGCCACCGGGCGGGTCCCGAAGAAGGTCGTCGACGCCTGGAAGCAGGCCACCGAAGGGGTGACGTCGTGAGCGCCCCCACCATCAGCCCGCAGCGGGCGGCCGCCATATGCACCCGCGCCGCGGAAGCCCAAGCCACCACGGGCGCCGACTGGGCGGACGCCGTCCAGTACACGATCCGTTCGCTCATCGACCGGCTGGTCGTGGCCCGCGTCCTGCCCGCGCCTCGCCTGCCGCGGCCCGTCCTGCCCGCCGCTGAGACGACGCTCGACGAACTGGGCCCGCTCGTCGGCTGGCACGTGAACGACCTGGGCGAGGTGCACCAGCTCCTCCTCGAGCTGACTCCCGTCACTGCGGCGGACGGCAGCGTCCGTGCCAGCCGGCCGAACCAGGGCCGCCGCGACAGTCAAGGTGCTTGGTACACCCCGCCCGAGGTGTCCGCCGCCATGAGCCGGCTGTCTCTCGCCCCGCAGATCGACCGGCTCGTCGCCGACGAAGACCCGGGCGCCATCTTCGACCTGGCCGTCATCGACCCCGCCTGCGGCGCCGGCGTGATGCTGATCGAGGCCGCCCGGTTCATCGCCGCCCACCTTGCCGCGCGGGTGAATGGCCGGTATCCGGCGCCCGCCGCACATGTGCGGGCCGCGCTGCCGGTCGTGATGACGTCCTGCATCTACGGCGTCGACATCGACCCCGTCGCCGTCGACCTCGCCAAGACCGCGCTGTGGCTGGAGGTCGGCGGCCGCGCGCCCTTCACCTTCATGGACCGCAACATCGTCGTCGGCAACGCCCTCGAGGACGACGTGCCGCCCGCCTACCGCGAGCGCTACGGCGACACCGGCCACCGCACCCTGACCACCACAACCGCCGGAGCACTCACGTGATCGCCGATGCTTTCGACACCATCTTCGTCCTCGGCTGGGCCCTGCTCGCCTGGGTCGCCGTCTTCTCTTTCCTCGGCACTGTCCTCCTCCTCGGCGTCATCGCTGTCGTCTGGTCGGCGTGCGCTGCGGTGTGGCGGCTCATCCGCCGGCAGCCCCACCTCGCCCGCGACGACTACGAGGAAGCCGCGTGACCGCCCGCGGCCCGTTCCTTCCTGCTGCCCTGTACGGCTTCGGCCGTGCAGGGCGCGCCCTCGGCCACCTCTTCTCCAGGAGCAGCCAGTGACCAGCCCTCGCCGCTACCAGCACGCCGCCACCGCCGGCGCCGTCCTCCTCGCGGCCGCCACGATCGGCGCCCTCTGCCACCGCCAGTACGTGCCGGCCTGCGCCCTCTCCGTCGGCATCCTCATCCTTACCGAGGCCGCGCTCCGCGAACACCGGCATGTCCGGCGCATCGAGCTCGAGTGCGAGTGGGGCAGACGCCGCGCGCGCGGCGAGAACCCGGCGCCGCTGAACCCGTGTTGCCTCCTCGCCCGGGCATCCCACGGGCAGGCCCACGACCGCAAGTGCACCGGTGACCACAGCCTCGCCAAGTTCATCGCCCAGATCGAAGCAGAACACAGGGGCAACACCCCATGACCTCTCATCCCATCCCCGAGAATGCCGGCCACTGGTGGCTGGTGTCCGGCAAGTGGCGCCGCCTGCACGCCGTCCCCGCCGACGCGATCACCCCCGAGCAGATGCGGGACGCCATCGACGAGGCCCGGCTCTTCCCCGCCCGCGCCGCCTGCAGGATGCGCCGCCGCACCTGGACCATGCCCGGCCTGTTCTCCCGCCTCGGCCGCCGCCGCTGCACCCCCTGCTGCACGGCGCTCGGCATCCCGCCCGGCTACGGCACCCCCGCCAACGAGAACCACCGAAAGGACCAGACCACATGACCCGCACCCGGACCCACGTCTACATCACGTTCGCCAACCCATTCCTCGTCTGCCTGCTTTGCCGTCAGCCCGTGCCCCGCTGGCACAACAACGACAAGTGCGGCTGCACCGAGGAGTGCTGGAACGAGCCGTGCAGGCACAACGCCGGGACCACCAGCGTCTGTCCCTCCTGGTCTCCGGTCGACGGCTGCCAGTGCAAGGAGCACCTCGGCTCCGTCGACCACGCCCCGGCGCCCGCCAAGGAGGTGCAGCGGTGACCCGCTTGAGCCCGGACGTGCGTGCAGTCGTCGCCGCCGTCGACAGGCTGACAACGCAGGTGGAACGCCTCGCCGACGCGCGGCAGACGCCCACCGACGACGCGACGACGACGCCCGGACGCCCCGTCGTCGGCATCGACCCCGGCATGGTCGTCGGCCAGTGGTTCCCCGAGCCGCCCGGCGCCAAGTTCGCAGCCCGCGTGCGGGAGTGGGCGGCGCATGCCGCCCGCGCCGCCGCCGATGACGCGCCGACGACGGCAGGCGACGCCCTGCCCCGCCACATGAAACGTCACAGCGACGGGCGGCTGCACTGCCTCTCCTGCAACACCACCGGCATCTGGCCTGGCCTGCCCCTGCACGACTGGCAGTGTCCCGACCGGCCGCGGTTCGTCCCGCCCGTCGCTGACACCGCCGACGCCCCGCCGCCGACGCCCGACGACGGGCCCCGCTGCGTCTGCGGCGACCCCCTCACGTGGTACACCGCCCCCGGCGGCGGCGCCGGATGGGTCCACGGCCCCGACCTGGGCAGCCCCATCTTCGACGTCCACAAGCCCCGACCGGCCGACGGGCAGGCCCCGGCCGAGCACTGCGAGCACGACGGCCCGCACAACGGCTTCACCTGCGGCGAGGTCGACCAGACCCGCTTGTTCTGGGAAGCGCAGTGGGCACGCGACGCCGAACAGGCCCGTCACCCGGGCTCGGCCGCCGACGAGGAGCAGACCCTTCGGTGGGCACGCCGCGAGTCCCTCCTCGTTCTCCTCACCCGCCTCCAGCGAGGCCGCACGCTCACAGAGGACGAGGCCGGGGCGCTGCGCCACCACCTGGAGACGGAGATGCGGGAGGCCGACATCGCGCGCGCCGACCTCGCCCGGTATGAGGAGGTGCAGGGCGAGATGAACGAGCGGGCCATCGACCTCACCCGGCGCGCAGCGCAGGCCGAGGACCTCCTACGGGTGGCGCACGAGACGTCCAACAAGTCCGAGGCCGAACGCGCCCGAGCGGTGCAGCGCGCCGAACGGGCAGAGGCCGCCCTCGAGAGCGCGCGCGCCCTGCACCGACCCCGCATCTACGGCGGACAAACGATCTGCGGCGCGTGCTCGGACTACGACCCATCCAGCGACTCGACCGACAGCGCACCTGTGCCGTACGGCCAGTGCCCGACCCTTCGCGCCCTGGACGGCACTGAGCAGCCCACCACCACGGAGCCGTCATGACCGAGCCCAGCGTGTGGATCGACAGCGGCGACGGCTGGCAGGAACTCCCCGGCGTCACCCACGTCGGCATCGGCTACGACCCGCCCGACTGGATCGAGGGCTACGGCACGGGGGAGATGCGCGGCCTGCTCGCGGCTTGGGCCGAGCGGCGCGAGCCGACGCCCGTCGAGCGCGCCCTGCAGATCCTCGCCCCGCACCTCGCCCGCGAACCGCTGTACCGGCCGGGAGTTGCCCCATGGCTCGTCTGATCATCCGCAGCTTCGTACCCGGGCAGGAGATCGCCGCACACCCGGACACCCTGCCCGCCCTGCACCGGCTGCTCCAACTGCACCGGCAGCGGCCGGGCTCCGCCCCGGCAACGGCCCGCGCCCTGGGCGCCGACTGGCCCGAGCTGCCGCTCGTTCTGGACGACACGCTCCACCGCGGCGAGGTCCACCTTCGCCCTGCCCGCCCGAGCCCGGCATGACCGAGCAGCCGTCGGCCGGCCGACCCTTCCGTCTGCACCTGCGCTACGGCTTGGTCCTCGACGGCTGGGTCACGGCCGACGGCCAGGCCGTCGCCATCGAGGACGAGGAGTACGGCCTCACCGCCTCGGCACCCACCCTCGAGGACCTGATCCGCGGCTACGGCGGCGGCCGCGTCGAGCGGCTGCCGCCCACCCAGCACGACCCCGCACCACCAGCACAGCAAGGAGAACGCCGGTGACCACCACCGCCCCGCACCACGGCCCGCCCTGCAGCGCGGCCACCTGCCACCGCGGCCTCCGCGACCACGAGCTCGACAACGCCCAGACGATCTGTGGCCCGTGCGTCCACGTCATCGGTGTCTGGCTGACCGCCGAGCTCCCGCGGCAGATCATCGTGCTCGAGGGCTCCCGCCAGCGGGAGACCACCGGCGCCTCCACCGGCGGCCGCACCATCCACCGCACCGCGCCCCTGCCCGGCCGCGACGACGTCCTCAACTTGCTTGGCCCCGCCGCCTGGAACGACGGCATCCGCGACCCATACCGCCAGGCCCACGCCGACCAGCACGGGCCCCTCCCCATCGCCGGCGTCCTCGTCCACTGGGCCCGCCTCGTCTGCGACGAACGCCGCTGGAACCCACCCGCCGCCCTGACCCCGCACGCCCTGGCCGACTGGCTCGCCCGCACCGCGGTCCTCGACTACGCCTCCCGCCGGCCCTGGGCCGGAGTCCTGCGCGACGAACTGCACGAGCTGATACGGACCATCCGCGCCGTCACCCGCCTGCGCCCCCAGCGCCGGCCGGTCCCACAGCCCTGCCCGCGCTGCGACAGCCTCACCCTCGTCGAGACCGACCACCAGCTGTACATCGACTGCACCACCTGCGAATCGATGTACACCCGCGCCGAACTCGCCCTCGCCGCCCGCATCACCGCTGCCGCCCTCACCACCAGCGCCGTCTGAGAGCCCAGACAGCACAGCGCCCCCTCGGCCTATCGGCGGCTGAGGGGGCGCTGGCGTACGTGGGTTACGGCTTCCCTTTCAGGTCGGTGCGCTCGCCCTGGCGAGACTTACGCGTCCGGAAGTACGGCGCGGCAACCCGGTAGTCCACCGCTCTCGACCGGCCGACGGGCACTGTCGGGGGGAAGTCCGGGTCCTCCCGCGCAAGCTGAGACACGCGCTGATGGGTGATCTTCTCGACGATCCCGTCAGCGACCAGTCTGCGCGCGAGCTCACGGAAGCTCACCATGTCCGGCCCTCCTTCTTCGGCCTCGGGCATGGACACCATCCTGTCTGACTTCCTTGCCATATGGCAAGGAAGTCGCTACGGTCAATCCGGCAAAGGGAAAACCCCCTGACCCATGCGGAGTTGCAGCTCCGGGCCAGGGGGTGGACCCGTCCGTGAAGCGATCAAAGAGAGCAGGTCCGCCATGGAGCGTACCCAGCCCCCCGACATCGACGAAGCCCTGCGCCGACTGATCGAACAGCCGTCTTACGGCGCGCAGGCCCTGATCGTCACCGCCCGCATGCTCGAGCTCGACTCCACCGAGCCCGTCACCCGGCTCGCCTGCGAGCGCGCCCTCGACATCGCGGCCGACACGATCCTGCGGAACCTGCCCGACGTCGTCTGCAGCGACAGCATGGACCGCGTCTACCGCGCGCTCCCGCCGCTGACGCAGATCACCCGCGGCGAGTACGCGCTGCGTCTGCGCGCCGCCGCGAAGGAGCTCGGCTGATGGCCGCCCGCTACGGCCGCGGCCAGGCCCTCACCGACCGGCAGGTGCACACGATGCTGCTCGAGATGGCCGACAAGCTCGAGCGGATCCGGCCCGACGAGCCGATCACCACCATCGGCCGGCACGCCCTGCTGCAGGCCACCACCATGGACCCGCCGCTGCTGCGCGCTCTGCGGGAGCGCGCGCCGGAGATCGACGGCGAGCAGGTCCGCCGCGACTATGCCGCCCAGTTGCGACAGAGCGCGAGCGAGGCCGGAGCACCCACCCCGGTGCAGGCCCTCACCACCCGCGTCCTCACCCTCGCCGCCGACAACCTCCGCCCGTACGAGACCATCGCCGGCCACGTCCCCGGGCACACCGTGCCGGTCTGCATGACCGACGGGCTCCGCGACATCGTCATCGGCCGCGCACTGGACACCGTTCTCACCACGGTCCGCCAGTACACGACGCAGGACGCGGTCCGGGCCACCGTGCGGGCCGTGCTGCCGCCGGTGACCGGCAACGTCAGCGACTACGCCGCCCAGCTGCGGAAGACGGAGGCGCCGGCATGAGCGAGCAGCAGCCCACCCCGCGCACCTGCACCAGCTGCAGCGGCGCTGGCGGCAAGGCCGTCGACACCAGCCGCGACGGCAAGACCGTCCAGCACTGGCAGCGCTGCGGCAACTGCTCCGGCACCGGAGTCCAGAGCGGAGGCATCTGATGAACGGCGTCCGTGGCATCTTCCGCCGGCCGCTCGCCCGCTGGGGCTTCACCGTCTGCGCCATGGCTGCTCTGGCCACCGCGCAGCCGGGCCCGTTCCTCGTCACCACGGTGCTCGCGCTGTACGCCTGGCGCTGCCGCCGCCGCTGAACCATCCACCCCGGTCGGGGCCCGCCTCTCACCGGGCCCCGCCCCTCCTCCCCGCCCCGCCTCCTCCTGGAGCCACCGTGTCACTGGACCAGCCCACCGCATGGCTGACCGGCCACTGGCCGCTCATCCTGGCCGCGGGCGTCCTCGTCCTCCTGGCCGTCGGCGTCTGCGCTCTCATCGTCCGCCGCACCAGCGGCGCCGTCTTCACCGCCGGCCTCGGCGCTCTCGTCTGCACGGCCTACTCCGGCGACACGTCCTGGAAGTTCGCCGAGCACCGCCTCGGCATGGCCGACAGCGATGAACGCCTGGTCATGTTCGCCGCCGGGGAGATCGCGCTGCTCGCCTGCGCCGTGATGGCCCGCGCCAACAAGCAGGCGACCGCCACCGACACCGTGGCCGGTACCCCCGGGGTGCCCGGCGTCCTCGTCTGGTGCATCACCGGCATCCAGATCATCCCCGCCTACAGCGAGTCCGGTTTCTGGGGCGGCACCGTCCGCGCCGTCATCGGCCCCGTCATGGCCGGCCTGCTCTGGCACCTCGCCATGGGCCTGGAGATCCGCGTCCACCGCCCCGAGGCCCTGTCCACCGGCCTGCCCGCCCAGATCGGCCACGAGCTCCGCGAGCGCCTGCTGTCCTACCTCGGCCTCGCCGTGCGCGGCCGCACCGCCGCCCAGGTCACCCGCGACCGGGCCACCGCCCGCGCCGTACGCCTCGCCTCCCGCCGGTGGCTCGGCCCCTGGGGGAGGGCCGCCCTCAAGGCCGCGGTCGCCCGGTCCGGCGCCGCTGTCGACGGCGACCAGCGGCACCGGCTGATGCGTCTGCTCGCCGCCCGCCGCAGCGCGGACGGCCTGCGCACCGTACCCGTCGACTCCCCCTGGGTGGACCAGCCCGTACCCGAGCCCTACCCGGCTACCCCGCTCGGCGTGACCGGGGCCGAACTCCGCCGCATGGACCCCGTCGACGTCGTCCTGTTCATTCACGCCGCTCGCCCCGACGCCACACCTGCCGAGCTCGCCTCGCTGTGCACCCAGTACGGCGTACCCGTCTCCGAGACCCTGGTAGGGGTAGCGCTGCGCTCCCTACCCAAGGAGTCGGGTACACCGATCCTTGCCGCACCCGGCCAGCCGGGTACGCCCCTGCCCGCCGGGCACGATCGGCCCCGCCTGGCGGCCGTACCCGACCCGGCCACCCCTCCCGTCCCCGAGGACGACCTACCCGCCTACCCGGCCTCTGGCCTGCACCTGGACGTCGTCACTGAGCCGGAGGTACGGCGCGAGCACGCGTGCGCCGTACCCGCCGACATGATCCGCCCGTGCCGTACCCGCACCGAGGTACACGCCCGCGTACCCGACGAGCGGCCCGTCATCGAGGACCTCACCAGCTTCGTCCGCTGGCTCGCCGTCGAGGAGCGGGAGGCCGTCGCGGCACAGCCCTCTACCCCACCCGAGGTAGCCCCGGGCCCGGGTGCACCCCACCCGACCCCACCCGAGGTAGAGCTCGTACTCACCGGATCGGGTACGGCTGACGGCGACGACTTCGAAGTCCTACTCGACCGGGCCCGCGAGCTTGACGCCGAGCACCGCCGTACCCGCCGCCGTCCTGCCTCCATCGCAACGCTCAAGGCCCAGCTGCGCATCGGCCAGGCCAAGGCCCAGCGCATCCGCGACGCCCTCAACGCCCCCTCGAAGGCTGGCTGATGGGTGTGCATCTGCCGCCGGGCGGTGACGAGCTGCGCACCCGCCACTACCTCCACCGCACCGGAGCCCGCCCCATCGGCCACCAAGAGCTACTGCCACCGGTGCCGGAGATCCCGCCGTCACCAGCCACTTCACCTCAGGAACCCTTCATGCTGCTGCTCGTCCTCTGCATCGCCGGACTCGCCCCCGGCGTCGCCACCACCTGGCTCCTGCGTCACCGTGGCTGGCTCCTCGCCGCCCTGGCCGGCCTCGGCGTCACCGTCAGCCTGCCCGGCCTCCTCCTGATCGCGATGCTCGCCTTCCCGCCCCTCGGGATCGCCGTTGCCCTGGCTGCGGTCGCCGCCGCGCTCCGGGCCTACGACGACGGCCGGGTCCTGATCGGCACCACGTGGGCCGCTACCGCCCTCGTCGCCCTGACCTGTGCGGGGGTGGCCCTGTGACCGAGCAGCCCCCGATCACGCCGTCACAGGTGGTCCTGGCCCGGGAGACACGGCCCGCGCCTCCACCACCTCCACCACCGCCCGTTCCTCCGGCCCCGCCGCCCACCCCGGCTCCCCTGCCGGACTGGTGGCGCCCCGGACCCGGACCGTCCGGACCACCGCCGCCCGTGCCCGTCGACGTCCACGTCACCGTGACCGTTGACCAGGGCGGATGGCTGGCCGTCCCCGATCCGGAGCCCGGTCCGCGCTGGTGGCAGCGGATCCGCTGGGGCTACAACACGGCCCTCGCCATCCTGTCGCTGACCCTCGCCGGACCGTGGGCCGCCGCCCTCAGTTCGATCCGCGACGAGGAGTCCCTGGCCGGCGCCTGGGTCATGGCCCTCATCCCCCTCGTCGTCTTGGGCTTCCTCGACAACGCACGCCGTGCCGAGGCCGCCGGCGCCGACCCCGACCTGTGGGCACCGAAGTGGCGCGCCGCCCTCTTCCGCTTCCTGCTGTGGGCCGCGGTCATCGGCACCTGCCTCGCCCTCCCGATCACCACGCTCGTTTACGCACTGACCGGAGTGAAGCCCGCATGAGCACCGTCACCCTGGCCGCCAGCCAGTACACGACCACCACCATCTCCACCGCCGGGTTCGCCCTCGGCCTGGCGCTGCTCGGCACCGAGCTGTGGCGCTGGCACAAGGGTGGCGGCGCGAAGGGAAGCTTCGACGGCGGGGGAGGCAAGGACCCCAAGGCCCTGATCCCGCTCGGCTTCGGCATCTTCTGCGGCATCCTCATGATCGCTTGCCCCGCCGGGCTCCTCGGCACCCTCGCCGACTTCCTGCGCTGGGGCGGCAACTCGGTGGGGGACGTCGCCATGAAGTGGCTCACCGGCGCCCCGTCCCAGACCCTCGGCACCGCCGCCACCCCCCGCATCGACGGCTACGGCGCCATCGTCGTCGCCGCCCTGTTCGTCACCCTGTTCCTGCTGCGGAAGACGTTCGCCAAGCTCATCAAGGGCCGTTGGTGGAAGGGCGTCCTCGTCGGCGTCCTGCTGTGCGTGTCCACCGGCACCGCCGGCCTCGTCGCGCAGCAGATCGTCGAGGGCGTCAACGGGGTCGGCGCGTGGGCGATCGGCGGCCTCGCGAAGGGCACGATCGTATGAGCCGCGACCTGACGACGATGCAGTGGATCCGGCAGGCCGCACAGCGCATCTCCACCGGGTCCGGCCGGCTCGCCGCCCACCTCGCGACGCAGGCGATCGACCGCGGCCGCCGGGTCTGGCGCCGGGCCACCGGGTGGCTGGGGGAGGCTTCCGGCGTGGGCTGGCTGCTGCGCCTGGCCGTCCTCCTCGCGGTCGCCGTCGTCCTGCGGAAGATCGTCACGACCGTGGCCGTCGGCCTGTACACCCGGGTCGAGTCCGGGGCCGCCCCGTGGCTGGTGTGGGGTGCGGCCGGCGCCTGGGTGGTCGCCGCGTACCGGTGCGGCCGGGACGGCTGGAAGCCGAAGACGCCCGCCCCCACGGAGGCGACGTCCGCCGAGCCGGAGCCCAGCAGCGACCAGCCCGCACCCGCTGCCGAGCAAACCCCAGCCGGGCCGCCGCCCGTCTCCCCCGTCGCGCTCGTCGCCGCAGTCCGTGACATCGGCACCCCGCACGCGCAGTTGAAGCCCCTCGCCGAGCGCCTCGGCACTACCACCGACGCGGTGCGCGCCACGGCGGCCGGGCTGGGGTGGGAGGTGAAGGACGTCCGCATGCAGGGCCGGTCGGCGTCGGCCGGCCTGCGCTGGGACGAGGCCCCTTCCCTTCCCCCTGCCGAACCCCTTCCGGCTGTCGTCGGTGCAGGTCAGCGAGCCGACGACAACGACGACGACACGGACGGAGAGGGGCCCGAGAAGGGGGTGCGTGTAGTGCGCACCGACGGCGGGCTGATCGTGTACGACCTCGCTGACCGCCACCGCCGACGCGGCACCGTCGGCCACTGAAGCCCCGGGGCGGGCGCCTGCCTGCCAGCTGACCGCCCGCCCCGGTCCACCCATCCCAACCACGAGACAGGAGAGCGCCATCATGGCACTCGGATTCAAGCGCCCCATCCCCGCCGACGACCCCCGCCTGGAGGGGCACGAGACGACCTTCCAGGGGTCGCGCGGCGGCTACTTCCCGCCGACGCAGGCCCAGCGCGAGAACGAGCGGGTGGAGATCACCGTGGAACGCGCGGACAAGCCGAAGAAGAAGCGGCGCGGCTGACCGCCCGTCGTTTTGAGACCGGCCTGCCGCGCGCTCCCACAGTCACGGCGGGCCGGTCCCCCGCTCCAGGAACACTCACCAGTAACGCAACCGCACACAGTCTCCACGAGTCCTACACCTGCAAGCCACGCACTACACCTCCGGGGGAACCATGCGTACCCGCACCACCACCGTCGCCTACGCCGCCCTGCTCCTTGCCGCGGCCGCCGCTCTGACCGCCTGCGAGGACGGCACCAGCACCGGCAGCAGCAAGCCGGCCGCCAGCAGCCCCACCGCTTCACCGTCGGCCGAACAGGAGCTCACCCAGGAGCAGAAGGACGACATCTCCCGGGCCGCCGGCATGCCGCCCAAGCCGACCGGCGCCGAGCGCCAGGAGCTCCTCGCCACGCTCGCCGACGCGGCCCCGGACGTCGTCCGCTACGAGGACAAGGCCGTCGACGCCGCCCGCAACCAGTGCAGTTCGCTGAACGACACCGGCGTGAAGCGAATCGACTGGATGGCGTCGCAGCGCTTCACGTACAAGGACGTCGTCACCAGCGAGGCCCAGGGCAAGGCCATCAACGAGGCCCTCAAGGCCTCCGGCTTCTGCAACGTCTGACCCGGAGGCACCCATGCGCCGCACAGCCATAGCCGCCACGGCCCTGCTCCTGGCCGCGACAGCCGCCTGCTCCAACCCCGAGACCAGGGCGAGCACGCCCAGCCCCACCACCGCCTCGGCCACACCCACCTACGACGAACACGACTGCCGCGCCCTCCTCGAGCGCAACTACGACGAGGAGAACGTGCACGACGTCAGCTCGTCCCCGGTGTGCGCCGGCCTCACCCGCGACGAGTACGTCGATGTCGTGGGCGAGGTCCTCAAGGGCCGCGCGGACGAGATCCTCGACGACGCCGGCCAGCACGTCGTGTGGGACGAAGCCTGGGACGCGACCGACGCCGACCAGCAAGAGCTCGTGTGCGACCGGATCCAGCAGGACGGCGCCGAGACCGTCGGCCAGGAGATGGCGGACGAGACCGGTGACAACGACGCCACCGAGGAGATCAAGATGGTGAAGTACTTCCTCGAGGAGAAGTGCTGACACCACAACCACCAGCACTAGCACCCTAGACCGGGCCCCGCCGCGCACCCCCGTCGCGGCGGGGCCCTCTTCATGCCCATGGCTCTGGCAGGGCTTCCGCTGCGGCCCTGCCGCTGGACACGGTAACGATCAGCACTGCATAATCCGATGCCAGCAGCACACATGTGCCCACACACCACACCAACCCCCGCCTGAGCGGGGGTTTTCGCATTCCCGGGGGTGAACACATGTCCCACCACACCCCCGCTCCCGGCCGAGAAGCCGACGGCGAGTTCTGGTTCACCGTCCGGGAGGCGGCCGCCTTCACCGGCAGGAGCCTGCAGACCATCTACAGCTGGGAACGCCGCGGGCACCTACGCCGCCAGGACGCCCACCGCGACGAGCGCGGCCGCCGCATCTACACCCAGACGCAGATCGCCGCCGCTGAGCGCGCCGCCCGCATGAACGCGGCCGCCGTCCGCCGTATCGCCTGACCCCGCCCCGGCAGACGCCGCGCCCACCTCACCAGAAAGGGACTCCCGTGAGCTTCGTCTTCAACCGCGCCCTCGGCATGGTCGGCCACTACGCCAGCCTGCCCGCCGCGAACGACGCCCTGGTCGCCATCCCCCTCGAGTCCACCGGCCTCGAGACCGACGCCGTCCTGCGCGACAAGGACACGTTCGCCGACGTCGTCGCCGGCAGCACCAACGAGCAGACGACCCTCACCCGCAAGACCCTCACCTCGGTTGCAGCCACGGTCGACGACGCCAACGACCGCCTCAACATCGACAGCGGCGACATCTCCTGGCCCGCACCCGGCGGCAACACGGTCGGCGCGATCGTCCTGTGCTACGACCCCGACACCACCGCGGGCACCGACGCCGACCTGATCCCGCTGACCCTCCACACCATCACCTGGAACCCGAGCGACGGCATCGACACCACCTTCAGCGTGAACGACTTCCTGCGGGTGTCGTCCGCCACCTGAACCAACCGCGGGGAGGCCCGAAATGGCGCGCGTGTGGACCTGCGGCTTCGAACTGCAGTCGGTGACACCCGGTGTCGAGATCCAGACCGTCACCGGCACCCCCACGATCTCCACCACCGTCCGCCGCGCCGGCGCCGCAGCCCTGCGCATCAACCCCGCCGCCGCCACCCAGTACGTGGAGCAGCAGCTCGACAGCGGCACCGTAAAGCGCACCTTCCACCGTCTCTACCTGCGCGTGACGACCCTGCCCTCGGCCGACGTCAACGTGTACGGCATCGGACAGTCCGGCTACTTCCCCGGCCTGCTGCGCCTCACCACCACCGGCGCCCTGGTCCTGCGCGACGGCTTCACCAGCACCAACATCGGCGCCGCCTCCACTCCGCTCGTCCTCGGCCGGTGGTACCGGATCGAGCTGGACTACACAGACGTCGCAGGCCCCGCCGGCTCCGTCACCGGCGCATTCCGCGGCTACATCGACGGCGCCCTGTTCTCCGACACCCTGTGCTCCAACATCAACGGCTGGTCCAGGATCAGGATCGGCGCGCAGAACGCCGTGAGCACCGACTTCCACGTGGACGACGTGGCCGTGAACGACGTCACCGGCACCGTCCAGAACGGCCTTCCCGGCCCGGGCAACGTGATCCACCTCCGCCCCGACAGCACAGGGGACGCGAACGGCTTCGCCACCGCCGTCGGAGGCACCGCCGGCGCCGCAAACAACTACACCCGCGTCGCCGAGACCACCCCGGACGACGCCACGACGTACAACGAGACCACCGCGGCGGGCACGGCCACGGTCGACGACTACAACCTGTCCGACCCGGCGGCCGCGGGCATCGGCGCCACCGACACGATCCCCCTCGTGCACGTCTGCGGCCGCATCGGCTCCACCGCCGCCACCGCCGCCACCCTGGTCTACCGGCTCAAGGCCCAAGCAGCCGGCACCACCAGCGAGTCGGCCAGCGTGTCCGTCGCCCTGGCCGGCTGGGCCACCAACAAGGCCACCGCGCCCTACGTCCCCCAGCTCACCTCCTACGCCAACCCGCAGAGCGGCACGGCCTGGACGAGGGCAGCCCTGGACACCGCCCAGATCGGCGTCCGCGCCAACATCAGCCAGGCCACCGCCAGACGCGTCTCCGCCCTCTGGGCGATCGTCGAGTACGTGCCGCGCACGGTCATCGCGCTGCCCACCGTCACCGAGATCAACACCGTCCAGCCCCTGACCCGGGCCAGCCTCCCCGTCGGCCTCCTGCAGGACACGTTCGACGACAACGCGGTCGACCCCGCCAAGTGGCCCGAGACCTACGGCGGATGCACCGAGACCGGCGGCCGCGCCACCGTCCCCTGCACCCTCGACTACGCCGCCTACGCCTCCGCCAAGATCTACAGCCTCACCGGGACGCAGGCCGCATGCCGCCTCTACCCCGCCCCCGCGGACGGAGCAGCCACCGACGCCTGGAGCCAGCTCCTCGTCACCACGACGACGCCCGGCACCGACGCCATGATCGAGGTCAACACCGCCTCCGGTGAACTGCACGCCGCGCTGCGCACCGCACCCGACTACGCCGACCCAGCCTTCGTCTCCATCCCGTACGACCCGGTCGCCCACGCCTGGGTCCGCATCATCGAGGCCGCCGGACAGCTCCGCTGGCAGACGTCGCCGGACGGCGCCACCTGGACGACCCGCCGCACGGAGACAACGCCGGCCTGGGCCTCCGAGGGCACCCTGCAGGTCCAGCTGATCGCCCACCGCGACGCCGGCGGGCCCAACGAGGCCCAGTACGACGCCTTCAACGTCCTGACGGCCTCCACGCCGCTGCCCACCGTCACCGAGACGGCCACGGCGCAGCCACTGACCGCCCACAAGACCCTCGCGCTCCCCACGGTCACCGAAACGGCCTCCCCACAGCCACTCGCCGGCCACAAGGCCGCCCCCGTGCCTACGGCCACCGAAACGGCCTCCGCACGGCCTCCCGCCGGCCAAAAAACGGGCTCCCTGGCCTCCGTGGGCGAGTCCAGCACCGCCCGAAGCCTCACCGGAGCCAAAAACAGGCCCCTGACGGCCCTCGGCGAGACCACCACCGTCCAGACGCTCACCGGACACCGCCAAACCGGCCTCCCCACCGTCCAAGAGGCCTCCACCACACGCCCTCTGGCCCCTCACAAGGCTCCGGAGCTCCCCGCAGCCTCCGAAACGGCCTCCGTACGGCCCCTCGCCGCCGCCAAGGCAGCCCCACTGCCCACCACGGCCGAGCAGCACGCTCCGCAGCCCTTCACCGTCGCCAAGACGGCCCCGCTCCCGCGCGCGAGCGAAACCAACACCGTCCAGCCCCTCACACCGTCCGGTGGCCTCCCCACCGTCTACGAGACCGCCACCGCACGCCCCCTGACCGCCCACAAGACCCTGCCCCTGCCCACCGCCTACGAGACCAGCAGCGCACGGCCGCTCAGCCCAACCAAGGTGCGCCCCCTGGCCCCCGCAGGCGCGACAGCAACGGTCCAGGCCCTCGCCGGGCGCAAGGACAGGGCCCTGCCCACGGTCCACGAGACCAGCACAGCCCTGCCCCTCACCCACGGCACGCCCAGCGACCCCGACGAGGTCGACTACGAGGTAGGCCGGCCCTTCACCACGTGGGCAGCAGGCCAACCCCACGCCAACTGGGAGACAGGACAGCCATGGTGACCACACGCACACCCCTCGTCATGGCCCGCACCACCCGCGAGTACGTCCACATCCCTGTCCTGGGTAGCCCAGACCTCACCACACCCCCTGAACTGGCCTTTCTGCCTACCCAGGGCAACCCAGACGACGACGACTGGCACGAGGCGACCTGGCACGAGGGCTCAGCACGCCTACGGGTAGGCCCAGGAGGCGACGTCACCGACCTCGACGAGGGCCGATACCGCATATGGATCCGCTTCACAGCAGGACCAGAACGCCCAGTGATCAACGCCGGGCTGCTCATCCTCACCTGACCTACCCCCGGGGGTACCCCTACCCGAGGGCCCTACCCCGAGGAGGGTTACCCCCGGGGGAGCTACCCCGGGGGGGGCTACCCCGGGGGGGGCTACCCCGGGGGGGGCTACCCCGGGGGGGGCTACCCCGGGGGGCTACCGGGGGGGGGAGAGGAGGGGGCATGCCGTACGCACCACCTTCACGCTGCACCGACCCCGAGTGCCATGAGCTCGCCACCAAGGGATCACGATGCGACGAGCACCAGCCCATCCCATGGCGAGGACGCGACAACAAGGCCGAGCGATACGGCATCAGCTCAGGCGAATGGCGCACGCTCAAGCGCAAGACCACCAAGCGTGACAACGGATGCTGCTACCTCTGCGGTGCCGAGCCCGTCGACCCCGACGCCTACGACGAGGACGACCGCTCGACACACCCGCACGAGCTCGACCACGTCATCCCCATCAGCGAAGGCGGCGCACGCCGCTCCCTCGACAACCTCGGCCTCGCGTGCACGAGCTGTCACGACGAGAAGAGCAAGCTCGAGGCCGCACGCGCCAACGCACGACGACACCGCAGGAGGCCAACGTGAGCCAGACACGGCACCTCGGCCAATCCCTCATCAGCGCCCTCTACAACCACGGCGTCCGACCCATCTGGAACACCGTGGCCAGGTCACTTGGAGGGGCCCAGCTTCCGACAGCGACGTGTCCCGCCGCAGGCGGCCGCATCCTCGCCACCAGCACCCCGAAACAGGGCCTTATCGCCCTGTCCTGGGCTTACCAGGGCCCCACTCGGGGGTAGGGGAGTCAAAATCACCAGAGTGATCGCCTGGGGGCCCGCCGCGGTCAACTCGGAACACGCCATCTCAGAAAAAATTTCGGGCGATGGGCCCCCAGGGTCGTCACGCTGAGTAAACGCGCAGGTCAAGGGGTGATCACTGTGGGTCGTACCGCCCAGCCCGCTGCCCTGAAGCTGATCGGGGGCCGCGGCCACGGGACCGACTCCGGCGGCCGCAAGGTCAACCCGGGGCCGGCCTTCCGCCGCATCGCTCCGAACCCGCCGACCTGGATGAGCCCGGAGGCGAAGGCCGAGTGGCGGCGCGTCACGCCCGGCCTGCAGCGCCTGGACCTCCTCAAGGAAGAGGACCGCGCGACGCTGGCCGCGTACTGCGAGACCTGGTCGCAGTTCGTCACGGCCACCCGCGCGGTCACCCGCGAGGGCATCACGTCCGAGGTCACGACGATCAGCGCGTCCGGGAGCGAGTCGACGCGCACTGTCCCGCACCCGGCGGTGGCGATCGCCCGGTCCGCCGGCCGCGAGCTCCGGGCATACGCCGCACAGTTCGGCCTGACGCCCAGCAGTGAGCAGGCCCTCGCGAGAGGGGCCGACGATGGCGAGGACGACAACCCGTTCGCGTAGGCCGGGCAAGCCCCGGGCCGCGCAGCGATCCGACGTCGGGCCGGAGCTCCCCGACCAGGAGACGCTGGACCGGCTGAAGCTCTCGCCCGAGGTCGCCTGGTATCTGGTCTCGCGCGGGATCCCGCTGCCGGACTGCCCGCCCCTGTTCCAGACGCCGTCGCCCGGCGAGGCGCCCGGTGCGGTCTTCGATCCCGCTCGCGTCGACAAGGTCATCAACGCGTTCTCCAAGCTGCGGCACACCAAGGGCCAGTGGGCCGGGCAGCCGCTCAAGCCGGATCCATGGCAGGTCGCGTACGCGATCGCCCCGGTGTTCGGCTGGGTGCACTGGGACGAGGACGCCGACGACTACGTGCGGGTCGTGTCCGAGCTGTACGTCGACGTCCCCCGCAAGAACGGGAAGAGCACGCTCTGCGGCGGCATCGCGATCTACATGACGTGCGCGGACGGCGAGCCCGGCGCGGAGGTCTTGGCCGCGGCCACCACGAAGGACCAGGCACGGTTCGTCTTCGACCCGATCAAGCGGCTCGCCGATTCGGCGCCCGCGCTGAAGGGCCACGTCAAGCCGCTCAAGGACCGGATCGTCCACCACCGCAGCGGCTCGTACTTCCAGGTCATCAGCAACGTGGCCGACGCGCAGCACGGTGCGAACCTGCACTGCTACGTGTGCGACGAGCTCCACATCCACAAGACGCCGGACATGCTCGAGACCCTCGAGTCCGGCACCGGTTCCCGCCGGCAGCCGCTCGGTGTGGTCATCACCACGGCGGACACCGGCAAGCGCGAGACGCCGTACGACAACAAGCGGCGGCGCATCGAGCAGCTGGCCCGCGGCGTGCTGCACGACCCGTCCGTGTACGGCGTGATCTTCGCGGCGCCGAACGATGCCGACCCTCATCTCGAGGCCACCTGGCGAGCGGCGAACCCCGGCTTCGGGGTGTCACCGACCCGGGCGTACCTGGCGAAGGCCTCGCGTAAGGCTGAGTCCTCACCCGCGGACCTGGCTGCCTTCAAGCGGCTGCACCTGGGTATCCGCACGCGTGCGGACGTCAAGTTCTTGCCGATCGCGGCGTGGGACCGTACCGCGGGCATGGTCGACGAGACCGCCCTGCACGGCCGGCAGACGTGGGGTGGCCTGGACCTCGCCGCGACGTCCGACCTGTGCGCGCTGTGCTGGCTGTTCCCCGACGACGAGACCGGGCAGCTCGACGCGCTGTGGCGGTTCTGGACGCCGGAGGACAACCTCGAGGCCCTCGACAAGCGCACCGCCAAGGCCGCGTCCCGGTGGGTCAAGGAGGGGTGGCTCACCGTCACACCCGGCAACGTCGCCGACTACGACTGGATCAAGGACCAGATCCGCAAGGACCGCGACGTCTTCCGTGTGAAGTCCATCGGCTACGACCCGTGGAACGCGAGCCAGCTGACCAACGACCTGACGTCCGAGCGAGCACCCATGGTCAAGGTGAGGCAGGGCTTCCAGACCATGTCGCCCGTGCTGAAGGAGACGCAGCGGCTCATCCTGCAGGGCACCCCAGAGACACCGGTGCTCCGGCACGGCGGAAATCCGGTCGTGCGCTGGTGCGTCGACAACCTCAGCGTCGTCATGGACCCGGCGGGCAACGTCAAGCCGGACAAGAAGAACTCCGGCGACAAGATCGACGGCGTGAGCGCGCTGCTCACCGCCATGTCAGAGGTCATCGCCAGGCCCCCGCGCCGGAAGTCCCGGTACGCGGACGAGGACGAAATCATGGTCGTGTAGCGGCCGGAAGCGGGAGGCTGCTGTGTTCGCGTGGCGCCGTACAGCCGTACGGAAACGGGTCGTCATCAACCTCGCCGACAAGGCGTTCTCCGGGATCCTGTGGGCCAAGCGCGGCCCGCTCCTGGTGCTCCGCGACGCGGAGCTCCTCGAGGCCGGCCGCGCCCCGCAGCCGGTGGACGGCGAGGTCGTCATCGAGCGGGCCCGGGTGGAGTTCACCCAGGTCCTCGCCGGAGGCGGTGGCTGATGGCGTTCGTGGTCAGCTCCGGCGAACTCGCGACGACCGGGGCCGGGGTCACCCCCGGGTATGCGGCGAGGTCGCTGCGGGCGGCGCCATGGGAGTACGAGACGATCTGGCGCACCCAGCCCCAGGTCCGTACGGTCATCAGCTTCCTGGCTCGTAACATCGCGCAGCTGGGGGTGCACGTCTACCGGCGGGTCAGCGACACCGACCGCGAGCGGCTCACTCAGCACCCGCTCGCGCAGCTGCTCGCCAGCCCGCTGCTGGGCATGACGACCTACCGGTTCATCGAGCGGCTCGTCTCGGACGTCGCTCTGTACGACAACTGGTACGGGATCAAGCTGAAGCTGGACGGGCGCCTGCGGATCCTGCCGGTGCCGCCCACGCTGATCCGCCCGTACGGCGGGAACTGGATCCGGCCCGAGAAGTACGAGACCGCCGGCGGCCGGAAGTTCGACCCCGAAGAAGTGATCCACATCCACGGGTACTCGCCCATCGATCTCACGTACGGCGAGTCGCCCATCGAGTCCCTGCGGGACCTGCTGCTGGAGTCCGCCGAGGCGGCCAAGCAGCGCTCGCAGATGTGGAAGTCCGGGGCCCGGCTGACCGGTGTCCTCGTGAGGCCGGCTGATGCTCCGGAATGGGAGGCCAAGGAGAAGGCCCGTTTCCGCGAGATGTGGCGGTCCTTCACCGACGGGGGTGGTGCCGAGGGCGGCACGCCGATCCTCGAGGACGGGATGACCTACGACAAGGTCGGCTTCAACCCCGAGCAGGCCCAGTACATCGAGGCGAGAAAGCTGACGCGCGAGGAAGTCAGCGCGGCGTACTTCATCCCGCCGCCGCTGATCGGGATCCTCGACCACGCCACCTACTCCAACATCAAGGAGCAGCACGCCCACCTGTACCAGGACACCCTGGGCCCGTGGACCGTGATGATCCAGCAGGAGTTCGCCGCGCAGGTCCTCCCCGATCTGCCGGACCCCGAGGACGTCTACTGCGAGTTCAACATCGCGGAGAAGATGCGCGGCTCCTTCGAGGAGCAGGCCGCCGCGGCGTCGACGGCGGCGGGCGGACCGTGGATGACCCGCAACGAGATCCGCGCACGGAACAACCTGCCGCGCGTCGAGGGCGGCGACGACCTGATCGTCCCGATGAACGTCACCGAGGGCGGCCTCGCCTCGCCCACGGACACGGCCCCCGAGCCCGGGACCTCACCCCCAAAAGCGCGCGGCCTGCCGCGTAGCAAGGCCAGCGGCAGGCCCTCCGCCATCGGCTCCTTCACGTCGGAACGCGACGCCCTCGAGAAGACGCTGACCGCGTTCACCGAGCGGCAGGCCGACACACTGCTGGCTGCGGCCGGAGCGAAGGCCGACGACGGGATGCCAGACCTGCTCGCCTTGTGGGCGGCCGGATCCGAGGACCGCCTCGCACAGCTGCAGGCGCTGCTCGCCCACCACGGCTACCGCCTCGCGCAGGTCGGCGCGTGGGAGGTCCTAGACGTCCACAACCCCGAGGCTGAGGGCTGGTCGGTCGAAGTGATGCTCGCCTGGATCCTCGCTGCTGCTGAGACGCATGCGGCGCAGCACGAGGAAGCAGGCCGGGAGGCCGTCGCCACGGTGCAGGAGGAGGGCGGCGACGGCTGGCGGGAGGCCCTGCAGTCGGCCGCGGTTGCGTGGGGCACCGCGGCCGCTGCACGGGCACTCACCGCCTCCACCGAACTCCGTAGCTTCGGCGGCCACGACGCCGCCGGCGCGAGCGGGCTCACTCAGAAGATCTGGGTCACCGGCGGCACCAACCCGCGCGCTTCCCACAAGGCGCAGAACGGCGAACGGGTCGCCCTCGACGACGTGTTCTCCAACGGCCTGCGCTGGCCCGGCGACAGCGGGGGCGAGACGAAAGAGCTCGTCAACTGCAAATGCACCCTCGACTACGCGAAGGAGGACTGACGCCGTGCGCACCATGGAAGTGACCGCCAAGGTCAAGGCGGCGGGGACCGCCGACGGCCTGGCCGAGGGGCAATTCGTCGCCCTGGTCAGCGTGTTCAACAACGAGGACACCTACGGCGATGTCGTGAGGCCCGGCGCCTTCACCGAGACCCTGGCGGCCTGGACCGCCAAGGGGGACGACATCCCCGTCATCTGGGCTCACCAGTGGTCGGATCCGTTCGCCCACATCGGGCACGTCGTCAAGGCCGTCGAGACCCTGCAGGGCCTGGAAGTCACCGGGCAGATCGACGACCTGGACGAGAACGAGACCGCCGCCCAGGTCTACCGCCTACTCAAGGGCCGCCGCGTCACACAGTTCTCCTTCGCGTACGACGTGCCCAACGGCGGCGGCGCCTGGGTCAAGGACGACGACCACCGCTGGGGCGGCTACTACGAGCTGCGCCAGCTGGACCTGCACGAGGTCGGCCCGTGCCTGCTCGGCGTGAACCGCGAGACCGAGCTCCTGGCCGCGAAGGCCGAACGTATCGCGGCCGGCGCGAAGGCCGGCCGTGTCCTGTCGCAGGCCAACTTTGACCGCCTCACCGCGGCGTACGAGTCGATCGGTGAGGTCCTGACTGCCGCCACCCCCGAGGCAGAGAAGTCTCGGCGGCCGGCAGCACCGAAGAACACCGACACCCTCGAGGAGTCCGGCCAGCCCGGCTCTGCGGCGGCCACCGGCACCGAGCCGCCCGCCCAGCCCGCAGAGACCCCGCCCGCCCAGGACACGTCCGAGGACACCCCCAGCACCACCGACACCAGCAGCACTGAGGAAGAGACCACGCCGGGCCCCCGCGAAGCATCCGAGGATGCCGCCAAGGCCGGTACCGCCTCCGCCCGTCTGCACCTCGAGCTCTTGGAGCTCGAGGCCTCGCTCACGGAATAGGAGAAGGCCCATGGCCAAGAGCATCAAGGACCTGTCCGAGGAGATGAAGCACCACCTCCTCAAGGCCCGGGAGATCACCAAGGCGGCCGAGGAGGACGGCGACCGCGACTTCACCCCCGAAGAGACCGCGGACCTGCGCGAGCACATGTCCAAGGCGACCGCGGCGAAGGCCGCGCTCGAGGAGCGCAAGGGCAACGACGAGCTGAAGGCCACGCTGGCCCAGCTCGGCGACGACATCGCCCTGAACGCCAGGACCGACGAGGACGGCCACCGGCAGACCGCCTCCGGCTTCCACCTGCCGGAGAAGGGCAAGAGCCTCGGCGCGCAGTTCACCGAGTCGGCCGAGTACAAGGGCCTGCTCGCCCAGGCGAAGAACGGTCAGTTCGCCAAGAACCAGCGCGTGCAGTCGGAGATGTGGGGTGCCAAGGCCCTGGTCACCGGCGGCTCGGACACCTCCGGTGGCTCTCTGGTCCAGAACGACTGGCGCGGTCTGCAGGTCGGGCTGGACGTCTTCCAGCGGCCTCTGCGTCTGCGGGACGTCGTCACCCCGGGCACGACCACCTCGGACACGGTGGAGTACGTGCGCGTCACCTCCGTGACGAACAACGCCGCCCCGGTCGCCGAGGCGACGAGCTCGGCGGCGCCGACCGCCCCGGGCGGTGCGGGCGCTCTGGTGAACAACACGGGCGGTGGCTACAAGCCGGAGTCCGGCGTGGCGCTGGCGAAGGTGACCACCGCGGTGAAGACCATCGCGCACTGGATGCCGGCCACCAAGCGGGCCCTGTCCGACGCCGCGCAGATCCGGACGCTCATCGACGCCTTTCTTCTGTACGGCTTGGAGGAAGAGCTCGAGGACCAGATGATCCAGGGCGACGGGACCGGCGAGAACTTCGAGGGCCTCGGCAACGTCTCCGGGATCCAGTCGCAGGCCTGGGACAGCAACCTGCTCACGACCCTGCGCAAGGCCAAGACCAAGGTCCGTACCGTCGGGCGCTCCATCGCGAACGCCTACCTGCTCAACCCGGTGGACCTCGAGGCGCTCGACCTCCTGCAGGACAACGAGGCCCGCTACTACTTCGGCGGCCCCACCGGAGCCGGCACCGCGTCGCCGCTGTGGAACCTGCCGGTCATCGAGACCGAGGCCGTCCCGGCCGGCACCGGCTACGTCGGTGACTTCCGCAAGGCCGTGCTGTGGGACCGCGAGCAGGCGACCATCCAGGTCACCGACAGCCACCTGGACTTCTTCGTCCGCAACCTCGTCGCGATCCTCGCCGAGATGCGCGCGGCGTTCGGTGTGCTGCAGCCGTCCGCGTTCGTCGAGGTCGACCTGACCGCCTGATAGGAGGCGAACCACATGACGTACCTGAACCCCGGAGCGGGAGCCGCCCGCGAAGGCCGGCGGACCGCGGCCGTCACCAACGCGGCCGCGGCGACCGCGGCCGCGGCCGCCGGCGCGACGCCGACGAAGGCGGAGTACGACGCGCTCCTGGCGGACGTCAACGCGCTGCGGACCAAGCTCAACGGGCTGCTGGCCGCGATGCGTACGTCCGGCCAGCTCGCGCCGTGACCCTGTTCGTCCATCGCAACGCCGGAGGGCGGTGCCCGTGCGGAGCAGCTGATGCTGCGTGCGGCCCGCCCTCCGACGTGGTGCCGGTGGGCCAAGACATTGAGGAGGTGGCCGCGGTGAGCGGTCCGCTCAAGAAGTACAAGGTCGTCCGGAACGGCTTCGAGACCGTCATGAAGCTGAGCGCGGAGGACGCCGAGAAGCTGGGCGCCGGGCCGTACCAGGTCAGAGGCGGAGCGTCCACGATCGAGCCCGTCACCGCCGTGGCCGACGGCGGCAGCGAGGACGGCAGTGGCGCTCCTGCCCCGGCCAGCCCGGCAGTTGCCATGTCCGATGCCGGGACCGCGGTCTCCGTGACCCCGGCATCGGTGCCGCCGCAGGAACCCGGTGACGGCGACCAGGCGCCGGAGGTCCCGCAGACGCCACCGGCCCCCCAGGGCACGGCCACCCCGGACGATGGGCAGACGCCGGTGGCGCCCGCGGCCGCACCGAAGGCCCCGCCCAAGAAGCGCTCCCCGTCGGCGAACAAGGCCCGCGGTGGTGCGGCGAACAAGGCTGCTGACGGTGGCAGCTGAGGAGTTCCTCGCGGACCCGGCCGAGCTCGCCGTGCGGCTCGGCCGGCCGGAGGACGACCCCAAGCTGCTCAGTGCGCTCCGGTCGGCCACTCGCCGGTTTCGCGGGCAGGTCGGCCACCGGGTCCACTTCGTCGAGGACGACGTGGTGATGCTGGACGGCAACGGCCGCGAGTCGATCCTGCTGCCGGTGTGGCCGACCACGGCCGTCGCCGAGGTCCTCCTCGACGGCCAAGCGCTGACCGAGGGCACCGACTACAGCTGGTCACAGGCGGGCATCCTGCGTCGCCTTGGCTGCCTACGCTGGCCCGACCGGCTGCGCTGCCTGCAGACCACATACAGCCACGGCTGGCCTGAGATCCCCGAGGACATTCAAGAGGTCGTCCTCGAGCGGGCCGAGGCCGGTTTCACCATCCCGGTCGGCGTCCAGTCCAAAGCCGTCGGCGGGCAGTCCGTGACGTTCGGCGCGCAGGCGGCGTCCGGCGCGACGGAGGCGTGGATGTCCGCCGTGGCCCGGCACAAGGTCCGTACGTCCGGGGACGCGTGATGTTCTTCTTCGACTCCCTGGTCCGCGTACGCGCGGGCACGCGCACGGACCGTGGCGGCAACACCGTGCCCGACTGGGCGCCCGGCCAGGTGCGGCGCCTGGCCGTGGACCGGCTGAACATCCAGCCCACCAGCCAGACGGAGACCACCGACGCCACGCGCACGGCCGTTGAGACCGGCTGGCGCGTGCAGTCCGAGGAGGGCACGGCCCCGGACATCAAGGCCATCGACCGCATCGAGTGGCGCGGCATGACGCTCGAGGTCCAGGGCGAAGTCGCCGAATGGCCGGACCCGCTCACCGGCACGGTGCATCACATCGAGTTCACGATGACCCGCGCCACCGGATAGGAGGAGGGCCCGCATGCTCGAGGACTTCCGCCTCGACACCGCCGGCATCCGCGAGTTCCTCAAGAGCCAGGAGCTGCGCGGCGCGGTGGACACCCTGGCCGGACAGATCGCCGACCAGGTCCGCACACAAGTACCCGCCGACGTCACGGTGTCCGTCAACAGCTACACCACCGACCGCGGCGCAGCCAGCGTCACGGTGCAGGACGTGCGGGCCATGGCCTGGCAGGCCCGCGACGGCATCATCACCCGCGCGGCCGGATCGCTCGGCCTCGAGATCAAGGCATGGCAGCAATGAAGACCCTGACGGTTTTCGACGACGCCCAAGCCGCCGGCGCCACCGTGCTGCGGAACGCCCTGGCCCTGCGCGACGAGGAATTCGCAGCCGGTGCGTCCGTCGGAACGAAGGTTCCTACCGACCGGTCGCCCGAGCTGTCGCGGCTGCCGTACGTCATGGTCCGCAAGGACACCGACGCACCGCACTCCTCGATGGCCAACGCGCGCGTGACGCTGCGCGTGACCGTCTGGCACAAGGACGTGGACCAGGCACACGACCTGGCGATGCTCTGTCAGGGCCTGCTCATCGTCCACTCCGGTCCGGTCATCCGCGGCGTACGCCCGGCCACCGGGCCACTTCCCGCGGTCGACGACCCTTCGGGTGTCGACCTGAGCACCTTCACGGTGCTCGCCAACGTCAGGCCCCGACTGGCCTGACCCCTCAACACCCGCCGCCCGGCGATGGGACCGAAGAGGTCTCCCCCATGGGGGTCCCCAGTGGGACGCCTCACTAGGTGTGCGCGCGGCGCCCGGGCGGCGGGCCCACTGCACCGAACCGCGGCTCCCTGCTGACCTGCTACATGAGAGGAGGGCGCCGTGGCCGGCGACCCGACCAAAGCGAATCTCTGGACCGACGCTGATGTGTACGTGTCCTGGAACCTCAACGCCGCACTCCCCGCCGACGCGAACACGCCGTTCGGTCCGGAGTGGCACCTCGTCGGTCTGCTCGACGGCGACGAGGGTTTCCCCGAGACCCGGGACGAGGACACCGACGACAAGTTCGCCTGGGGCGGCATCCTCGTTCGCACCTCGCGCAACCACTTCAAGCTGACCAAGTCCTTCACCTGCCTGGAGGACAACGAGACCACCCGCAAGCTGGTGTGGCCCGGCTCCACCGCCACCAAGATCAAGGTGCCGGTGCCGGAGCGGGTCAAGGTCGCCTTCGAGACCCGTGAGGGCGACAAGGTCCGCCGGCTCGCCACGAGTCTGTACGGGGAGTGCCAGCTCGACGGCGACCACGGCGAGAACGAGGTGGACCTCGAGAGCGCGACGATCGCCTGCACGATCTTCCCGAACGCCAACAAGGACCTCTTCGACCGGCAGGACACGCCGGTCCTCGAGTCCCTGGCCGTGACCCCGGCGACCCTGTCGGTCGCCGACGGAGAGATCGGCGCCCTGGTCGCGACCGCCACCTACTCCGACGAGAGCACCGCGGACGTGACGGCCGAGGCGACCTGGACGTCCTCGGACTCCACGAAGGCCACCATGTCCGCGGGGTTCGTCACAGGCGTGGCGGCCGGCGCGTCCACCGTCACCGCGACCTACCTCGGCCAGTCCGACACCTGCGCCGTGACCGTCACGGCCTGACCAGCCGCCGGGGCGCGGGCAGTTCGTCGCGGTTCGGACCGCGCCCCGGTGCACCACCCCGAACCGCGACGAAGGGAACCGCGATATGCAGCTCCAGCAGTTCGACGAGGCCGAGCTACAGGCCAAGGCCGTACAGCTCGGCCTCGTCCAGGAGGGCCAGGCCCTGCCGCGCAACATGCGCTCGAAGATGGCGGCCGCGCTCCTCGAGGAGAAGAAGCCCCGCACGGCCAAGGCGGCTGAGCCGGTGTGCGCGAAGGAGATCGTCGTGCAGCCCGGCGGTGACATCACCGTGGACGGTGAGCCGTTCCCGTGGCTGGTCGCGCGCGTGCCGATGGAGATCGGCCTCAACCCCGGCGGCGTCTCCACTGTCCGCCTGACCGTGATGGCTGAGGCCGTCCAGGTCCTCAAGCCCAAGCCCGAGACCAAGAGCAAGGAAAGCGAGTAGCACCATGGCAGCATCCCGAACCGCGACCAGCAGCCAGTCCGACGACGAGGTGTTCGACTTCGACCTGAACGCCGTCCAGGCCGAGAGCGAGCTGCGGCCCTTCCGGTTCATGTGGGCCAGCAAGCAGAACCCGAACCGGCGTCTGACGATGCAGCACCTCGAGGGCCTGAACGTCTGGCCGCTGATGGTGGCAGCCGATGGCGGTGACGCCAGCGCGATGGTGGGCGTGTTCCAGACCGCGCTCGGTGACGACCAGTTCGAAGAGTTCCGCAAGACGCCGCTGCCGCAGTACAAGATGAAGGCGCTGTTCGACGCCTACCGCAAGCACTGCGGCACGGAGTCGGGGGAATCGCCGGCCTCGTCCGGCTCCTGAGCGAGCACGGCGAGGCAGTCCAGGCCGACCTCCGCGAGACGTACGGCATCCGCCTGAGCGACCTGTTCGTGCGGGACGCCGACGGCCGGCCCCTGCTGACGTGGCGGGAGCTCGGCGGCTACATCCGGCAGCTCCCCGCCCGCGCGCGCACGCGCCTGGCCATGGGGCAGACCGACGGTGTCTGGGCCCTGCAGGAGCATCTGCAGGCGCTCACCGTCGACGAGCTGCGCATCGCGAACTGGCAGCGCTCCAACGAGGGCGTCAAAGAGTCGAAGCAGACCAAGCCGCCCAAGCCCATGGCCCGCCCGGGCGTGGGACGCGGCCACGACAAGAACTCTCCCGAGCGCATCGCCAAGCGCAAGGCCGCCCTCACGAGGGCCGCCGACCGGCGGCGGGCGCTGGCCGCAGGGGAGATCCGCTGATCAACAACTGAACACTGGGGGTGCCCTATGCCGAATGTCGGCTACGCCACGCTGCAGGTCATTCCCTCCGTCCGCGGGATCGGCAACGAGCTGCGCAGTCAGCTCGTCGGTCCCGCGGGCGACGCCGGCCAGGACGCGGGCGAGGCGGCCGGCGGCGGCCTGAAGGACAAGCTCCTCGTCGGGGCGGCGGCCGCGGGTGTGGCCGCGGGCGCGATCCTCGTCGCCGGCATCACGGAGGCGATGGAGCAGGCGCGCATCACCAACGTCCTCAAGGCGCAGCTCGGCGCGACCGGCCCGGACGCGGCCCGGTACGGGAAGATCGCCGGGGAGCTGTACGCGAAGGGCATCACCGAGGACGTCCAGTCCGCCGCGGACGCGATCCGGGCCGTCATCTCCGGCGGCCTGGCCCCGCCGGACGCCACGAACAAGCAGCTGAAGAGCATCGCCACGCAGATGTCCGACGTGGCGACGACCTTCGGCACGGACATGAGCCTGCAGTCCCAGGCGGTGTCGGCGCTGCTGAAGAACGGGCTGGCGCCCGACGCGAAGGCCGCGCTGGACGTCGTGACGACGGGCTTCCAGAAGCTCGGCCCCAACGCCGAGGACCTCCTCGAGACGTTCCAGGAGTACCCGGTCCAGCTGAAGAAGCTGGGCCTGGACGCCAACGAGGCCCTGGGCCTGTTCTCCCAGGGCCTTCAGGGCGGCGCCCGCGACACCGACATCATCGCGGACGCGTTCAAGGAGTTCTCGATCCGCGCGATCGACATGAGCGACGGCTCCCGCGAGGCCTACAAGTCCCTCGGCCTGGACGCCGAGGACATGGAGAAGCAGATCGGCCGGGGCGGTGACGCCGCCCAGCAGGGCCTGCAGACCGTCCTCGACAAGCTCCGCGAGATGAAGGATCCCGTCGAGCGGGAGGCGGCCGCCGTCGGCCTGTTCGGCACCCAGGCCGAGGAACTGGGAACAAGCCTCTTCAAGCTGGACCCGGGCAAGGCCACCAAGGTCTTCGGCGACGTGTCCGGAGCGGCAACGCAGCTCGGCAAGGATCTCCACTCCGGCCCGGCGCATGAGATCGAAGTGTTCCAGCGGGGCGTCAAGCAGGCCTTCGTCGACGTCCTCGGCGGGCAGGTCCTCCCCGTCCTGGCAACCGCCGGCGGATTCCTCAACCGCACCCTGCTGCCCCCGCTGAAGACCATCGGCAGCACCGCCGCCTCACTCATCGTCCCCGCCCTCAAGGGCCTGTGGACGGCGGGCGCGGCGGTGGTCACCTGGCTGCGGGACATGGGCGCCTGGCTCATCCCGGTGGGCATCGCCATAGGCGGCGTGACCCTCGCCCTGAACGCGCAGGCCATCGCGACCGGCTTCGTGACCGCGGTGTTCTCTGTCTACCGGGCGGCGATCCTGATCGGCACCGCGGTGACGACCGGCTTCGCGGGCGCGCAGGCACTGCTCAACAGTGTGATGGCGCTCAACCCGTTCGTGCTGGTGGCGATCGCCGTGGTCGCGCTCGGTGCTGCTCTGGTCGTCGCGTACCAGAAGAGCGAGACTTTCCGGTCGATCGTCCAGGGCGCCTGGGAGGGCATCAAGACGGCGGCGCTGGCCGTCTGGAACGGCGGGCTCAAGCCGCTGATCGGGTGGCTGGTCGCCGGTTGGAAGATGATCGCGGACGGCGCGCTGTGGCTGTGGCGCACCGTGCTGCAGCCGGTGTTCTCCTTCATGTCCACCGCTGCACGGATCGTCGCCACGATCTTCGGCGTCATCTTCGTCGTCGCCTTCAAGGTTTGGTGGGCGGGGGTCAAGCTCTACTTCGGCCTGGTCATGACCGCGGTGCGGGCGGTCGGTTCCTTCTTCTCCTGGCTCTGGACTGCGGCGATCTCCCCGGTGCTCGGCTGGATCGTCGCCGGTTTCAAGTTGTGGTGGGCGGGGGTCAAGCTCTACTTCGGGTACGTGACGGCCGGGCTGCGCACCGTCGGCCGTTGGGCGACGTGGCTGTGGACGAACGCGATCTCGCCCGTGGTCGGCTGGGTGACTGCCGGCTTCCGTCTCCTGTGGTCCGCAGTGAAGGTCATCTTCGGGTACTTCACGGCCGGGCTGCGCACCGTCGGCGGGTGGGCGACGTGGCTGTGGAAGAACGCCGTCTCGCCCGCCCTGAGCGGCGTGCGCTCGGTGATCTCCTCGGCCTACACCCACGGGATCAAGCCCGTCCTCGACAAGCTGCGCACGGCGATCGGCCTGGTCGGCAAGGCGTTCGAGGCAGCGAAGAACGCCATCAAGATCGCCTGGGAGAAGGTCTCCGGGATCGCCCGGAAGCCCGTCGCGTTCATCGTGAACACGGTGTACTCGAAAGGCATCGTCCCGACCTGGAACGCCGTGGCGAAGGCCTTCGGCGCGCCGACGCTGGACACGCTGAAGTTCAACCGGGGCGGTCCCGTCTACGGCGCGGGCACGGAGACGTCGGACGACGTGCCGGCGTGGCTGTCGAAGAACGAACACGTGTGGACGGCGAGGGAGGTCCGAGGGGCCGGCGGGCACGGCGCGGTCATGGCCATGCGCAAGTGGGCCGCGGCCGGCGGCAACGGTCGGGCTCCCGGCTTCAAGGACGGCGGCGGCCTGTTCGGCTGGGTCGGCAAGGCAGCCTCGACGGCGGCCGGCTGGGGCTCGGACGCCTGGGACGCGGTCAAGTCCGGCGCGTCCTGGCTCAAGGACACCCTCGCCGACTCCGCCCGGGCCGGTGTCAACGCGGTCGTCCGGCCGCTGTTGAACCAGATCCCTGGGCTGGGATCCGGCTTCGGCGACATGATCGCCAAGATGCCCGCCAAGATGATCAGCGCGCTGTTCGACTTCAGCGACAAGGCGGACGCCGCCGGGGCGAGTGAGGGCGGCAAGTGGATCAAGCCGGTGGCCGCCGCGCTCGGTACCCGGTACGGGGTGGCGGGCAGGATGTGGTCCTCCGGGCACCACACCGGATCCGACTTCCCCGCGCCGACCGGCACCGCAGTGCGCGCGGTCGCGCGCGGCACGGTCGCCTCGGCGGTCTCCGGCGGCCCGTACGGGCAGCACATCACGGTCCGGCACGGCGGCGGCCTGTCGTCGCTGTACGCGCACCTGTCCGCGATGAGCGTGTCCGGCGGCCAGACGGTCGGACGGGGCGCGCGGATCGGCGCGGTCGGGTCGACCGGCAACAGCTCGGGGCCGCACCTGCACCTCGAAGCCCGCAAGAACGGGCGGACCGTCAACCCCGAGCCGCTGCTCGGCTACGCGAACGGTGGCCAGCCAAGCCCGGGCGAGATGTTCTGGGTCGGCGAGCGCGGCCCGGAGCTGATGCAGCTCGGCAACCACGGTGCGACGGTCTGGGACTCCCAGACGTCGCTGCGGATGGCCGCCGGCCTCGGGTCGCTGCGCGGTTTCGCCAAGGGCACCAGCAACGCCAAGGCCCGGGCCGCCCGCAAGGACCTTCCGGGCGATCTGGCCGGGGTGACGAAGGCGCTCACCGGATCCGCGGCCGACATCAAGAAGGCGTTCGACGCGCTGACGAAGGACCTCAAGGCAGCGGGCGGCGCGGGCAAGGCCCTCGCCTCCTCGTCAGCCGGGGCCTCGAAGCAGCTGCAGTCGATGGCCAAGTTCCGGGACGGCCTGGAGGCGCGGATCGAGGCTGCCCATGCGACTGCCTCGGACCAGAAGAAGACCGCCTCACAGCACTTCGGTCTCGCGCAGGTCGGCGAAGTCAGCACATTCTCCGACCTGCTCGGCACGCTGCAGGGCCGCCAGGCGGAAGTGAAGACCTTCCAGAAGCAGATCGCTGGTCTGTCGAAGAGGGGAGTCGCCCAGTCCATCATCAACCAGCTGGTGGAGATGGGCCCGGGCAACTCTCTGATCGACCTCGTCGCTGGCGCGTCGAAGTCGCAGCTGGGCCAGCTCAACAAGGTGGCCGAGTCGGGCAACGCCCTGGCGTCGGCGTACGGCCGCTCCATGGCGGACGTCATGCACGACGCGGGCAAACACGCGGGCAAGGGCTTCCTCGTCGGGCTGAAGAGCCAGGAGAAGGAAGTCCAGGCGCAGATGAACAAGTTCGGCGCGAGCCTGGTCTCCGGCTTCAAGAAGAAGATGAAGATCAAGTCTCCGTCGAGGGTCACCCGCTGGCTCGGCGCGATGACCGGCGCCGGCGTCGGCGTGGGCCTGGACGACACCGCGAGCACCGTGGCGGCTGCGGCCGCGCGCGTGGCCGACGCGGCAACGCCCGAAATGCCGACGGTGTCCCCGGCCACGGTCGCCGCCCGCCAGGCGGCGTCCGCCGGCAGCGCTTTCGCGGCCGGTCAGCCCGTGACGCTCGTCGTCCAGGACGGGCCGACCCTGCACGCCTACGTCGCCGACGTCGCCGACACCCGCGTCGACGATGCCCTGACGACCGTGCGCCGCTCCCTGTCCCACCGATAGCAAGGAGACAGACCAGTGCCGATGATCGTGGACCCGTCCGCTCCGGTGGTCGCCCCGCCCCAGATCGTCACCAGTCCCGAAGGCTGGCTGCGCGCGGCCGTCGACCCGGCATGGGCCGGGGTGGCGCTGGCGGTGGACTTCACCGCCGGCACCACCCCGCTCGCCGATGCGGCCGACGTACTGCACGTCAGGATCGTCCGCCAGGACCCGGGCGCCCCCGCGCCCGTCCCGGTCCGCTCCGCCGACACCGCCTGGGCGGTCGGCGGGGCCGGGCCCGCCTACGACCACGAGTCACCGCTGGGGGTCGGCGTCGCCTACACCGCGACGCCCCTGTACGCGGACGGCACCCAGGGGCAGTCCACCAGCCTGGCCGTCAGCGTGCCCGCCCCCGCACCGGGCCCCGGCGACGTGTGGATCAAGAGCCTGGACACCCCGGGGGCGAGCCTGCGGGTGACGGTAACGGACTGGCCGGCACTGACCTGGACCGCCCGCACGGACACCGCCGATGTCGCCGGGTCCCCGTACCCGGCGGCCAGCCAGGACGTCTACAGTTCCGCGTCCTCGTCCATCAGCCTGGACGCGGACGGTCCGGCCATCACCGCCCTGCTCGAGCTCATCCGCCGGGGCGAGGTCCTGCTGCTGCAGACCCGGCCGGACTACTACCGGCCGGACCAGTACGTGATGCTCGGTGACATCAGCCAGACCACCGACGCGGCACCCGGCGGATCGCGCACCTACACCGCGGTGGTCACCGAGGTGGACCGTCCCGACACCGCGGGGCAGCCGCTGCGGGTGCCCGGCTGGTCGTGGGACATCCTCGCCGCGTCCTTCGACTCCTGGAACACGGTGGCCGCCTCCTACGGATCCTGGACGTCGCTCGCACTGGACGGAGCCCTGTAGGTGCTGCCCATCCCCTCGGCGGCGCTCGCCGCGCTCACCGGAGCCTGCAGACGCCCCTACTTCGCCGAGTGGTCGGTGGACGGCGGGACGACATGGACCCGGTGCGGGGTACAGGCCGGGTCCGCATCCGTCTCCGCGGACCGCACCTCCGACGTCCGCTACAGCGCCTCGGCCACCCTCACCGGGGTCGGGCTCGGGGCGGCCGGCATCAACCCCATCTCGACGAACGTCAGGCTGTGGCAGGGCATCCAGGGCAGCCGCATGACCCCGGTGTGGATCCCGGCCGGCCACTACACCGTGGGCAACCCCCAGGAGGGGCGCACCGGAATCACGGTGGAACTCAACGGCCTCGAGGACGACGTACGCGCGGCCGCCTTCCCGGTGGCGCGGGTCCTGGGACCGGACTCGGCCCGGGCGATCGCGACGACACTGATCGGTGAGGCCCTGCCCGGTACGCCGCTCGCATGGCGGGCAGGGGTCGACCCGGACACGATGGTCCCGCAGATCGCGGCGACCACGGACCGGTGGTCGGTGCTGGCCGCCGGCCGGGACGAGACCGGATCCGGCACCGGCATCGCCGCCGCGCTCGGAGCCGAGTGCTTCTTCGACGCCCGGGGGATCGCCACCTACGCCCCCGTTCCGACGACGGCCGACCCGCCAGTGTGGACGCTGGCCCGCGGGCGGGGCGGCGCCGTCATCGAGCCCAGGGCGCAGGCGACCGCCGACTCCCTCTACAACCTGTGGGTCGTCAGCAGCGACACCGGGGACGGCGCGGCCACGATCGGGCCGGTCTACCGGTGGGACGACGACCCCACCAGCCTGACCTTTGCCGGCCCCGACCCGGTCAACGACCCGCTCGCACCGCAGCGCCTGGGCCTGACCTGGGTCAGGGTGCGGACACAGTCCTACACGTCGGCGCTGATCACCGACATCGCGCAGGCCGAAACGATCGCGGCGTCCAAGCTCGCCGACTCCCTCGGCGTGCGCTCGTCCCTGGCCCTCAGCGCCGTCTGCAACCCGGCGCTCGAGCCCGGCGACGTGATCGCCATCGAGGTCGCCCCCGGCCGGTGGGAGAACCACCTGATCGACAGCCTCTCCTACACCCTCGGCGCGGCCGCCATGTCACTGAACACCCGTACCACCCCCAGGAGGGTCACGTGAGCGCCGCCGACGACCTCGCCAAGGCCCTCGCCCAACGCGCGGAAAAGCTGTCGGCGTACCTGTCGGCGCAGGTCGTCGACGTCACCGACAACGGCGTCAACCTGGACTACCAAGGGACGCTGCTCCTGGACGTGGCCTGCGCGGACTCCTACCGCAACAGGTCCTCCGGCGACTGGGTGAGCGTACGCGTCGGCGCGATGCCGGTGGTGGTGCACCGGCTCGGCGCGGACCCGGGCGACACCGAGGAGGACACGATCCGGCAGGTGGCCGAGGACGCCGCCTCCGGTCTGCAGGTGGTGCGGTCGGTGACCTGGGGCACCGGGGCACCGGGCGGCACCGGATGGCAGGCGGCCACCACGGTGCTGGGCCGCAAGAACCCCACCAACGGCAAGGTGGAGCTCTACCTCCGGCTCGGCTCCGCGTCGGACACCAGCCCGGACAACCCCACCGTCCGGCCGCCGGCTGCCGTGACCGTCACGGCCACCGACTCCGGCAGCTGGCGCAACGGCCGCCCCGACGACTACGCGTCCAGCCCCGTGCAGGGCGACTGGACCGGCAACGGCGCCCGCCGCGGCGCATGGTTCTACGGCTCGAAGATCGCCGCGGCGTGCTCCGGGAAGACCGTGAAATCCATGGTCGTCAGCTTCACCCGCAAGTCCGGTTCCGGAGCCAACGGCAAACGGCCCCTGCACCTGTACCTGCACGACTACACCAGCGCGCCGTCCGGGCAGCTGTCCTTGGGCAGCGGCCCCGAGAGCCTGCTGAGCCTGTCGGCCGGCGCGAAGGGCACGGCCTCCCTGCCCGCGTCCTGGCGCTCGGCACTGGCCTCCGGCAGCGCACGCGGCCTGGCCATCTACACCACCGGCAGCGCCGACTACATGGCCGTCACCGGCGGATCCATCAAAATCACATTCTCTTAGGAGGCGACTTGCCCACCATCGGATACGCCGACCTGCCGATCCCGGGAGGCGGTGACGGCCCGGACGGCGCGGCCGCCGTCGCCGCGCTCGCCGAAGCCCTCGACCCGCACCTGGTGCAGCACGTCGCGAACCTGGCCGACCGGACCGCGAGGCTGGCCGCGGCGCCTGTGAGGACCCTGGCCATCGCTGCGAACGGCACCGCCTGGACCAAGACGTCGGCGACGACCGACACGTGGGCGACCCTGTGGGAGCCCACCCCGGCCTGGCGCACCCTGGGCCTCGCGGCCGGCTTCGAACAGGTGACGAGCACCCCGCAGACCCGCGTGATCGGCAAGCAGGTGTTCGTGCGCGGCCGCGTCCAGAAGGTGAGCGGCGGACTGATCGGCACGACCAACACCGAAGTCCTGGCCGTCATGCCCGCCGACTGCTGGCCCACCCGGCTGTGCTTCTGGCCCGGCGGCTCCAGCATCACCGGCGACCCCATGACCGCCCTGTGCCGGATCGAGGTCGCAGGCCCCGCCCAGGCACTGCCCACCGGCAGCCTCTCGATGTACAGCCAGGACGGCGCCCAAAACGGCGGCACCGTCGGCACGACCTGGGTGGACATCTCCGGCTCGTACTGGATCGACTAGGAGGCCCCATGCCCCTGTTCACCTTCGGCGGCGGCCCCGAGGACGTCCTCACCGACTCCGCCGGCAACGTCGTCACCAACTACACCGTCCTGGTGAAGGCGGCCGGGACCGGCGCCACCGTGACCGCCCTGTACGAGGCCGACGGCACCACCCCGATCGCCGCGCTCCGCAGCAACCCGGCCGGCTCCGACGCCCCCGGCGCGATCCGCACCTTCAAAGCGGCGGACGTGCCCGAGATCGAGATCGAGTACAACGGGCCCTCCGGCTCGCCGGTGAAGTGGTACCGGGCCGCGCGCGAACTCTCCTCCGGCGCCTACCAGGTTGCCGGCCAGGCGCTCACCGAAGCCGGGAACAAGCTCGACAAGGCGACGACCGACCCGCAGACCGTGACCGGCCCGGTCACCTTCTCCCAGCCGATCAGCGCCCCGGGCCTGGGCGACCAGTCCGCCGCCCGCTGGTTCGTCGTCACCGGCGCCACCGGCGACGGCGTGGCCGACGACCGCGCGAAGATTCAGGCCCAGCTGGATGCCGCGCGCGATGCCGGCGGCGGCATCGTGTTCCTGCCGCCCGGCCGCACCTACGGCGTCTCCACCTTCCTGGTCGTCTACGACCGCACCCTGATCTGGGCGTACGGGGCGACCCTCAAGGCCATCGGCACCGCCGGCCTGCTGCGCAACTTCCGCGCCGACGAGACGATCGGCGGCTACTCCGGGCACTCCCACATCCAGATCCTGGGCGGCATCTGGGACGGCAACGCGAGCGACGCCGGCGTCGGCACCGTCACCGGCATGACCAACGTGATGGGCTTCGTGCACTGCTCAGACATCACCGTCCGCGACGCCACGATCAGGAACGTCTCGTCCGCGCACGCGCTCGAGTTCAACTCCACCAACGGCGGACGCGCGATCAATTGCCGCTTCGAGGGCTTCAAGGACAACTCGGGTAACGGCTCACGCAGCTTCGCCGAGGCCGTGCAGATCGACCTTGCCCGGTCCGGGTCGTCGTCCATCGGTCTGTTCGACAACACCCCGTCCAGGGACATCCAGGTCACCGGCTGCTACTTCGGCCCGTCCATTCGCCTGGGTCGGTTCGGCCGTGCGGTCGGCTCCCACACCACCGTCGCCGGCGTCTACTACGAGAACATCCAGGTGACCGGCAACCGCATCGACGGCGCCCTGCAGGAAGGCATCCACGGCTACGGGTGGCGGCGCGCGGTCATCGCCGACAACATCATCACCGGCACCGGCATGGCCGGGATCAAGTACACCGGCCCGGACCCGGCAACAGCCGGGTACACGCTGCTGCCGGACACCGCCGACATCCACGGCAACGTCATCGACACGAACGCCACCGAAGGCGGCGTGCAGGTCATGGGCTACGCCACCGCGCTGATCCGCGGGGTGACGATCCACGGCAACACGGTCAGGTCGTCCGGCAACGTGGGCCTGCGCGCCGACTACTGCACCGGGCCGGTGCTCACCGGCAACGTGATCGACACCACCGCGAGTACCGGGCTGCTCGTGCAGTACGGCAGGGACGCCACCGTGTCCGGCAACTCGCTGCGGGACACGGCCAGCAACGCCATCAACATGTCCGGCTGTGTGGGCGGAGCGATCACCGGCAACACGGTGAACACGACCGGCTCCAACTTCGGGGTGTTCGTCGGCGCCGTGACCGGAACCGCGTCCACGGACATGCTCGTGTCCGGGAACATGGTCACCGCCGCGGCGTCGGCCGGGATCCGCCTGTCGAACGGCGCCGTGCGCTGCACGATCACCGGGAACAAGGTCCGCAAGGGCTCCGGGACGACCGCCAACGGGATCAGCCTCGCCGCAGATGCGGCCAACTGCGTCGTCGTCGGGAACGACTTCTCCGGCAACGCCTTTACCAACACCACGTGGGTGAACTCCGGCACCGCTCCCACCAGCACGGTCATCGACTACGCCGGCGGAACGCTCACCAGCCCGTCCACCGGACGCGGCGCCAACTTCATCTGACGCTCACAGGAGATAACACCATGACAGAGGCGGAACTCATTGAGGTCATGGACAGGACGGCCGAGACGCAGGCGGCATACAGCCGAGCTGGCCGGACTACATCACCCTGCTCGGGTGGCTCGTGCCAGGGTGGGACGCAGACAACGGAGTTCCTCTTGATGAGGCCGTGATCGTTACTATCGCGGCCCCGGCCATCGGCCTGCCGGGCAATGCCCTCGGCGTTCAGACTGGGCCGAACACGACCTCCCGGCCGGTGGACGACCTGGTTGCCGGCCTCATGGCCCATGGGTACGTGCCTGTCCTTCGCTCCTACTCGTCTCAGCGCACGATCACGGGCGTTACCAGGTAACGGCGGCACCACCTCGCCCGGCCACAACCTCATCGGCTGACACCCGCACGCCCTGGAGCCGACCGGCCCGGGGCTCTCTCATGTCTGGAGGCCTCATGGCCTACGAAGACCGTCATCCCAGCACTCAGCACCTGGTGCGCTTCTTCGAATACGGGCACCTGCCCGCGCATCTCCAGCCGGTCAGCCAGGCCGTGCACGACATCATGCAGGACGTCGTCGACCTGGTCCCGGACGGACCGGAGCTGACGGCCGGGCTGCGCAAGCTCCTGGAGGCGAAGGACTGCTTCGTCCGGGCCTCCCTCGACACTCCGAGGGAGGGCTGACCATGGCTCCACCACTGGCCCCGAATTCGTTCCTCGATGCCCTGGTCGCCGAGGGCCTGGAGGTCGTGCAGGTCGGCGACTGGCACGACCACAACCGCAACAACAAGGGCCCGTGGGGTCCGGTCCACGGCGTGATGATCCACCACACCGTGACGAAGGGCAGCACCACCACCGTGGACATCTGCCGCCGCGGCTACCCGGGCCTGCCGGGCCCGCTGTGCCACGGCGTCATCACCAAGGACGGCAAGGTCCACCTCGTCGGCTACGGCCGCACCAACCACGCCGGGTCCGGTGACGAGGACGTGCTGCGCGCCGTCATAGGCGAGTCGGCCCTGCCAACGGACAACGAGCAGAACAGCGACGGGAACCGGTACTTCTACGGCTTCGAGTGCGAGAACCTCGGCGACGGCAAGGACCCATGGCCGGCCGCGCAGCTGCTCGCCATCGAGCGGGCGGCCGCCGCGGTCTGCCGCCCCCACGGCTGGAACGAGCGGTCGGTGATCGGGCACCTGGAGTGGCAGCCCGGAAAGGTGGACCCGCGCGGCTTCACGATGGCGTCGATGCGGGCCCGGGTGGCGAAGCGGCTGGGCAGCAAGCCGTCCTCCGGTGGCTCGGGGGCGTCCGGCAGCGGCACGTACACCGTGCGGAAGGGCGACACCCTCTGGTCCATCGCCCGTGCGCACGGCACCACGGTGCCCGCCCTTGTCGACACCAACGGGATGCGCGACCCGAGCCATCTGGACGTTGGGCAGAAGCTGCAGCTCCCCGGCGGCACGACCACCACGTACACGGTGGGCCGCGGGGACACCCTGTGGTCCATCGCCGCCTCCAAGCTCGGCGACGGCGCGCGCTGGCGCGAGATCGCCAGCCTCAACTCCCTGAAGGACGCCGACGCGATCACGCCCGGCCAGAAGCTCAAGCTCCCCAAGAAGTGAGGTAGACCCGCCATGGCTGCACCCGTAGAAAAGAAGGTCACCGCGGCAACCGCCGCCACGTTCGTTGGCAGCACCGCGCTGCTCGGCGCGCTGGAGGCAGTACGCGACAACGCCGAGCTGGTCGGCTGGATGCCACCCGCGCTCGCCCCATTCGTCCTCGCCCTGGTCCCCACAGCCATCACGTTCGTGTCCGGCTGGGCAACCAGGCACACCCCGCGCGGCCCGGCGGGCGTCTGATGCGTGCGGCGGCCCGGCAGCTCAGCAACCGGCTGGGCCGCCGTGGTGCTCTCCTCACCCTCAAAGGCATCATGGCCGCGGGCTACGGCTCCGGGCAGATCGTCCAGCCGACCGGCGACCCGCAGGGGCTGGCGCTACTACTCAAGTTGATGCCGCTCGACAAGTGGGGCTGGGTGTGGATCGCAGCCGGTGCGCTCGCCCTGGTGTGCGCGTGGCTGCAGCAGCCCCACGACTGGCCCGGATTCCTCGGAATCTGGTTGATCGCCACCCCGTGGGCCATGGCATACCTACTGTCCTGGTGGCCGCTCGGTGAGTCGCCCCTCGGCTGGGTCGTCGCAATGATCTTCGGCGCGTTCGGTGCAGTCTGCCTGGTGGCAATCGGCTGGGACGAACCGCCGCGTGCACGAGCGGAGTTACAGCGTGAGACCTGAGATGCTGACCGCGCTGAGCGCCCTGGCCGTCGCTATCGTCACCGCCATCGGCGGCATCGTCACCACCGTCATCGGCCGCCGCCAGCCACGCCGCCCGCGCGGTGCCGATCGACGGGACGACTTCACCGCAGTAACGGACAAGCTGGGCGAGCACATCGCGCGTCTGGAACGGGAGGCTGAGCAGGATCGGCAGCAGGCCGACCAGGACCGCGCCCGGATCAGCGCTCAGGACTTCGCTCTGCGCTACATCGCCGGATGGTCACGCTCCCTGGTCGCCTACATGCGGCAAGCCCACCTAGAACCACCACCTCCTCCGCAGCCGGTGCCAGAAGAGGTCCGCCCGTATCTGCACGACCTCAACTCATGACAGCGCGGCCCCGCTCTCCTTCGGGAGGGCGGGGCCGCTTCGTCGTGCCTGGGATCAGTCGTCCAACTCGATACGGAAGTCAACGATGGTCGTGTCGCCACGGCGCACGATCGGGTGAGCAACCTCGACGACGCGGCCCGTGTCAGCAATGTGCCGGCGGGTGTAGCGCAGGACGGGGACGCCAGAGCCTATGCGGAGCGTCTCCGCTTCCAACTCACTGGGCATGCCCGCGGTGAACGACTCCGTGACGGTGGTGACGCGGATACCGAGGCTGGCCAGTTGAGCCCTCGTGCCGCCCGGCCACGGCTCGTGGATCGGGTCGGCGACCGGAGTCCCAGCTACGTCCGACCAGCGCACGTAGCTGGTGGACATCTGGGTGGGCTGGCCGTTGTCGTGGAAGACGAAGTGCCGGGCGAGGAGCCGCTCGCCCACTCCGCACTCGAAGAGGACCGCCAGCTCGGCGTCGGCCTGCACCTTCTCGAACCGCTTATCGAGCCGGTACTCCGACCAGCCGATGCCCTGATCCCGGGTGAACGGGGTGGACGGCGCGCCGCCGGGCTTGCTGCGGTAGCGGTCGGCCGCCATGCGGTGGATCGGCGGACGGGGTCTCACACGCGTGCCCGCCCGGGCCCGAGCCTCGATCAGCCCCTCGTTCGTCAGCACGCGCAGCGCGCCACGAACGGGTGCTTCAGAGACGCCGTACTCGGTACACAGAGCGGGCAACGTGGGGATCCGATCGCCTGGCCCCCACTCTCCTCCGGAGATGCGGCGCCGCAGGTCGGCGGCGATCCGCAGGTACTCAGGCTGCGCCACCGAGGCACCTCCGCTTCGAGAGATCACGTCAATCCGGATACACATACTGTGCCCTTCCCCTTGACCTGCGCCAACCTCAGCGACAATCTGGATACGGATACACACTATGCGTATCCGGAAACCGCCAATCCCGGGGGACACCCATGCCCGAGTCGGACCACACGTGGCGTAAGAGCTTCAAGGGGCAGCCCATCGAGGCAGCCCACGTCCGCCTGTGGACCGCCGGCCGCGTGAAGCATCCCGACGCCCCGCTCATCGCCAACGAGTTGTACATCGCAGTCCTCGGCTCGGGCGCCCCCGTCATCGACGTGACGCTGTCCACCGCAGGACCGCGCATCCGCATCACCGCAGAGGGCCCCGCCCCCCTGCCGCTACTCCAAAGCCACGGCGCCGGATGGGCCATCGTCTCCGGCCTTGCCACCCACACCGGGCTCACCACCGACGAGCGCGGGCTCTGGGCACAGGTAGGGACGAGCCGATGACCGGCCGCCCCCGCCTGCCGTCCGCCGACGACCTGACCTACGCCCAGCACCAGGGCTGGGCCTGCGTCTGGTGTGGCGCCTCCCTTCGCACCGAGCGGGGCGGCGTCAGCGCTGGCCGTGCCCGCGGCGCCCACGGCTTCAGCATCGAGGTCTACGCCTGCCCGAAGTGCGCCCGCCGACCGCGGCGCTCTCAGACCCCCGCCCGTCCCGTGAGCACCTCGGGGCGGGCGGGAACCACCGCCTCCCACCGGAGGCAACCACCCGCAACAGGAGGAATCACGTGA